CTAACCACAAGCCATTTGAGGCTCGTCATGGCTGAGCTCGACCTCTTCGCAGTCAGTTGCCCTGCATGCCTTTTCACGCAGGAGTCTCTTCTTCTCGGCTTCTACGAACCGCGTCAGAATCTGCTTCATTAAAGGCTGGTAGCCAAGACCATGGATCTTGGCAACGTCTTTCAGATCATCAAGCAATGTCTGCGGCATGCGTATAGAGATGGTCTTGAGCCCGACCGCCTCGTCCAGCGCACTCATATCAATCGGCGCCCTTACCGCATGCTTCGGATCCTCGCCCAGTAGGCCACTTTCCCATGCTTCTTCAGTACCGTTGATTTTTTTACTCATTCCCCATTACTCCATTTTTGCGGCGTCTTACTGTTTATTTCTCACCGAAGAACAATGCCTGTACTGCATCGTTTGCTTCATACGCCGACTTTAAAAAGATGCGTCCATCTTCATACCAAACAAAAAGCACTTTCAGCATGCGCCCCTTGTCTGTCTCAGCAACAAACCACCTTGTTGGCGGATCTGTCGCGTGCTCTTCGCGGTCATCAATCATTGGGTCATATGATACGTCCCAGTTGGCGAAGCACTGGATTACCTCATCTATTGAGACTCCGTGTTTTTGCTCTAGTTTCTGCTGAATTTTTGATGATATCTTAAGTGCCATTCACACCTCATTCGTCCCTGACCGCGAGAGCGCTCATCGTGCTGCTGTTTGTTCATTTCTGATCAATACAGTCTCAGTATATACAAAACCCGGGTTATTTGTATATACGGCACCATTAGATTTAACCATGTGGTTATAATTGAATCCGTTGCCAGCAGGGCCGAACGCAGAGAATCCTGCCCAATGCCCAGGCAGCCGCTACACTGCTTATATCAATCTGATAAGGGAATCAGCATGAGCAGCGCAACGATAGTTTTTCTGGTGGCGGTTTACGGCGCCCTTATGGTTGGCCTTGGCTGGGCGTTTGACAAATACCCCGAGTGGGTTATTGCAGCGATAGTTGTGGTATCGCTGCTCGTCGGCTCCGGTGGCGGCCCTACTTGAGGACCACCTCCACGTACCGTTTGTTGAAGCGAGCCATTACCTGCCTGATCTGCTCATCAATACGTTCGATCACTGCATCGGACGCCCCCATCTTTTCAGCAGCCTTGCGCCGCTTGCGCAGTGCGCGCAGCTGCTTGTCGGTCTGAGTATAGAGGCCGATCAGCTTAAACTCAGGCCGCCGCCTGGCCTCCATAAGCTCACGCCCTTTCAGTTTCTTCGCTTCATCCTTCGCATAGCCAACACTGGTGCTCCACTCGTAATAGCGGCCTTTCACTCCGTAGTCTGTGTTGAAGCCCGTCACCTTGCGCAGGAATGGGACGTTTTCGACCTCGATCTCTTCGCCGGTCACCAATCTGGTAGTGAAGTCGATGCTGTCATTCAGCATTCGACCAAGCCCCCCGGTTGAAGTATCAACCAGCAGATCAATCACTTCTGGTGATATGTTAATGGCACCTGGCCGTATTTCGTTGCCGCCTGATATGTCGTTCAACCATTCAGCAACAGCCTTCGATCCTTCGCGCACGGTAGAAAAGTGCATCTGATATTCAGGCCTTGGCTGGAAGGCATCGAAGGTATGCTCTGGCATCAACGGGTTGCCGGCGAAGTTTTTGTTCTCCGCAACCTGCACTATTGGGTCAACGATTGTCGGTGCAATCATCTGTGCAATTGATCCAGAGCCAACAGGATTGAATGCGTCAGCAAAAGCCATGGCTACTCGCCCTGCCGAATCCAGCGGATTGAACCGCTCCCCGCTGATCGCCTTGCCAATCTCCTGGCCAGCAACATGTAGCGTGTTGTACCCCCAAGGTGCTGGCAGCTTAATCAACGGCTCGGTGCCGCCCGGCATCATTACAATGATATTTCTATCCTTCACGTAATCCGGCAGGGCGTCATAGGCATTCTCGCCATCGTCATCATCACCTGCAATTGAACGGTTGATCATGTCCAGCATCACCGCAAAGCCAATGGTCCCAATTGCCAGGGTTCGGCCCTTTTTGGAGTTGACCATAGCCTGCAGCAGGCGGACGTTACCCTGAACCGCTGCGTTAAAGAACATGTAGAAAGCATTGAGCTGCGGCCCCATGGCCCCCTTCCGGTTGAAGTTGACCGTAAGGTCTTTGGCCAGCGCTGCGGCGCGCTCCTTGCTCAGGCCAGCATCCAGTGCGTGCTTGTAGGCTGACAGTCGCACACCGTTTTCAATCACATTATTCATGTCCTCAATGCCATTCAGGAAGCGGCGGAACATATGCTTTGGGGCCTTCCCCTTCCTGATCCGCTCAACGATATTGACCAGGTTTTTCTCCTTGGCCTTCATGTCGCTGTGAATGTCGATCCAGCCAGTCTTGCCGCCGTTCTTGCGGAAGTCCTCCCAGACAGAAGCCCACTCCTTTGAGCCATCCCCGAACAAGGCGTTGCGAATGCCGCCCATTGCCGGGAACACGTCCTTGATCACCTTCAGTTCCATGCTTTTCAGTTCAGTGTCTGACAGGTTGTAACCAGCCGTCTGAATATCACGAACAAAGTTGGAGATCATGAATTCCGGGTTGAATGAAGTGTTGATCATGGCCAAGAATCGCGTCACTTTGGCCATAGCCTGCATGGCTGTGTTCATTTCGGCCGCCTGCAGATTCTTCAGGCCTGAAACCAGTCGCATTGCTCGCTTGTTGTTGGGATTGAACACCAGCACATGCTCGACACCGTCACGCTTTATTGTCAGTTCGTTAGGTGCATCCCATAGCTTCGCACCCTCAACCACTTTGCCGTTACGTACTGTGCGCGTGGTCCGTTCGGTATCAACCGCCCAGAAGTTCTCATCGGGGTTTGCTTCCGCGAACTTCAGCAGCGCTTCACCCACCTTGTTCTTCTCGGCGCGCACAATACTGGACTCGTAGTTGGCAATAACATGACTCAGGATTTTGTCGGGCTTCCAGTACGCTGAACCGGTGCGCATCTTGGATTCCTTACCCTTGATCTGGAACCCCTTGCCACGACTTGGCAGCCTGTCGGCTGTGTCCGCCTCTTCACGGTTGAGCGGCACATAGTTTTTGTACCGGGACTGCCAGGCGTCCGCCGTCTCCTGAGTGATCAGGCCTTCATCAACCAGCATGCTCACCCGCTCTTGGTTGATCTGATCTACCTGCTTGCCCACCTCCTGAAGCGCTTTGTTGTCGGCATGCTTTTCAAGGATCGCCTGTGCCTCTTCGTTACTCATGCCGGCCAGTCGGAAACGCTCGTTATCAGGCTTATCTGGATTGATCTCGGCAAGATAGGCATTGGCCTCTTCGGCGTGGCGGGCAACCAGCCATTCACCCACTTCCTCAAGACTCAATCCGGATTGCGCTACCTGGTCCAGCAGCGGCTGTACACGCTCCTCGTCAAAGTCGCTCAGGCGCTCGCCGGCACGGCCTTCCCATATCGCGGCCTTCTGGTATGCGTTGACATCATCCTCCACCTCGCCAGCCTCCTGCTGCTTCCGCTTCAGATCGATCAGCTTGTCTTGGATTTGAAATCGCAGACCATCAACCCGGTCATTTACGCTATTGCGGATTGATCCATAAGGAGTCCTGTCAGCCAGTGATTCAGTGCCGTCTGCCTCGATACCTGAGGCATCATCAGGCACGCGGCTGAATCGGGCATCTCCGTAAACTACTTTCTCGAAGTCGCGCACAAACCGTGGATCATGTGTCAGAACCGTGATCTGGCTCTCCCCTTCAACCACCGCTTTCCGTGCCGCTGCAACGATACTCAGCACCTCAACATCGGTCATCTGATCAAGACGCTCCGCAAACCGGGTGCCAGCCATGATTTTGCGAAGCCCTTTCCGGATCAAGTGCGCGATCTTCTGAATCAGATCAGGCTGAACGGTACCGGTACCGGCGATATGCGCAATCAGCTCATCCGCCATCATTTCCCGGCGCTCAGACAGTGACATATCCCCGGCATTTTCCCAGTAGCTGGACAGGTCGAAGCCGTACTTCTTTCCGAGGCGCTGGATGCCAGGGTATCCGCCCACGCGGTTGAACAGCCGATCCATGTGCATGCCGAAGGCCGGGCCGTAGAGCTGTCGTAGTCCGTAGTGACCCAGCGCCTCATGAAGTACAATGCGTTCAACGTCCGCTTCTGTCCGGATCTTGTCAGCAACCAGGTAAAACCGGCCCTTATGGAATACACCATCTATTTTGCCGCGGGCATTCTGCTTATCTATGGTGTCCTGCAGATCCGCCGGAAGATCGCGATCCGTCGCAACCGTTACCATTTCGGGTGCATTCGTCCAGTTGGAAGTGATTCGAGTGGCGGCAGCCTCTACCTGGTCACGCGAGATGGTCAGGCCCGCATTCTCCGTGCGGGAGAACATGGCGACACCTGATTCTGTTTCCTTGGTTTCAATGGTGCTGAACAGTTTATCGAACGCCTCCGATACCGGCCCTTGCTCGTCTGGCTTCAGATACGGATAGCGGCCAGGATCACGCTTGAACTTTTCAAAGCTGGTGACATTCGCCAAGAAGTCATTGCGGTAACCCTTCTGTGCCAGCTTGGCAATGATATGAGTCTCAAACGACCGGGCTGCGCGCTCAATGATCTGTGACCAATATCCATCCACTTTGCCTTTGTCGATAACCTGAGCGCGAGTCAGCATCGGTGAAGCGTCGAGCGTTTCCACCAGTTCCGCGAATACCTTCTCTACCTCTGGACGGATGCCTTGCGGGTGGCTCGGGTCGGGGGTCCAATCAGATTCATTAAAACCCATGCCGCGTTCCTTGCGGCGGTTGTATTCGGCATTCGTGATGAGGTACGGATTGCGCCCGTTCTTCATGCTTGGCTTGTACGCCATCATCGGCTCAGGGCGATAGGTGACAAAGGCGCCTTCACGGTACGCCTTCTGATCTCCGTTGAATTCGGTGTCGCCACGCTTGCGGCTGAAATAATTGTCCAGGGCGTGGAACCACTCATGTGCCAGCGACCCTGCACCTTTGGTTTTGGTCAGATTGATGACCGTCAAATCTGGCTCATAGTGGGCTGCATTGCGTCCGCCTCGCCCACGACTACCAAAGCCAATGCCAAGCCGGCCCTCAAAGCTCAATGCTTTCGGTGGTAATCCCAGTACATTTGCCAGATCCATAAAGGCATCATAGGCATCATTCAACAGGCCTTGCCGCTCCTGGCCTGCCTTGCCCTGCTTCACCCAGTTGCCAAACTCAGCGCCGCGGAAACCAAAGGTATCAATGAACTCTTCTGCGGATACATCCTTGCCGCCTCGATAATCCTGACCAGTACGCTCGCGGTTCTTATCGCTGCGCATATCAGCCTTGGTGACATTATCGCGCTGCTTCACGGCTTCCCATGCTGCCACCAGATCAGCGTTGTTGTTGCGGAGGTAATCCCGTGCTTCCTTCAGAGTGTCGAAGGTTTTGAGCGGTCGCTGCTCATTATCACCGGCCTTGTTGATCTGGTAGACCGTGTGCCGCCTGTCATGGCGGATCTCAAACTTCATGGCCGGCTGATCGTTTACGTTTTTCTCAAGGTGGGCTTTGACGGCCGGCAGCACTTCGGAGATTTCAGACGTGCCGCGGTGAATGGTCATGCGTTTGTCTATCTCGACAAGGATCCAAGACCCGGACACCATTTCATCCCCGTCACGGTAGGTGCCGCTTGCCTTCTCAACGCGCCCTATTCGATCCCACAGGCTTCGATCAATACCGGTAAGTAGCTCAACTTTGTCTGCAACCGTTTTTAACTTGACGCTGGCATCACCTCGCTGGATCTTCTCAATCAGTCTCGAAGCACCAATCTCGTCAATCATCCTGAGTACATCGCGTGCCCACTTCACATACTCAACCCAGCGCTTCAGCTTGTAAGTGGCACGTGGCTTATTGGGTACCTCGCTGCGGGCAACATGGTAAAGCGCAGCACTGACTGGATCTTCGATCTTGTTGATCTCGTCCTTGGGCCACAGCTTTGACATTGTGCTCGCCGCAATCTGCTGATCATCCAGGCTATCCAATCGCTCACGGGCCGTGCGCAGCTCATCTTTTCGGGCGCGCCCCAGCTTTTCGCCAACATCTTCAATGATGGTTGTATCAGCGGTTTGTTGAGAGGTGGGTTCTGCAGACTGTCTGGGGCTTGAAGGCTCGGTCTGAGCTCTGCTGCCCAGCCCAAACATATCGTTCTGGCCAGCGGCAGCGGCAATATCGGCGGGACGGTTGGAGCCGGTCAGGCTGAAGTCATTTACTTCGGCATCAGCCTGGGCTTTCTGCTCGGCTTCACGCTGGGTTCGAGCTTCAGCTTCTTCAGCAGCGGTGCGGGCATCATCCTGTGCCTGCAGATCTTGCTCGGTGTAGGAGGTTAGGAGGGGTTCTGCTTGCTCGGGCTCTCCGAAGATTTCTGCGGCTTGCTCTGGTGTGAAGGGTCGGCTTGCTGTGAGCGTTGCTTCAAGATTATCGCTGCCGCTTTCCTGACTTTCTCCGGCCTGAGTGCCGGACGCTTCTCTCGATTGGTTGATTGCATCATTCAGCTCCACAAGTGCGATAACTGGATCATCGCTGTACTGTTCAAGTATGGCATCAATAACGGGTGCAGGCACGCCCTGCTCAAGAGCGTTTGCGTAGGCTTCACCGGCCCATGCCTCATCACTGGTGATATCGTCTGCCAGCGGTTCATGTTCCTGCTGCAACTGCGCCTCGGCTGCCGCTTCCTTCTCGGCCAGTGCTTCGTAGCCTTCCGGGGTCATGATCTTGGCATTGCCGTTTATGGCCTGATCCAGCTTGGCGCGCAGATCATCCAGCCGATCAATACGCGGATCAAGATATCCGTACTGCGCCAGGCGCTCGGCCATGCCGTCAAAGCTGTCGCCGTTCTGACGCGGGAACACGTAGCGGATACCACCCGCCTGCCGGCCAAAGTTCGTCGGATCAATGCCTTCCGCTTCTGCCTCGGCCCGGTCTATGCCGCCCATCAAGGCAATGGCATCCAGCATGTCATCGTTGACGGTATCAGGCTCGCGGAACATGCGGCGCTTGGCTTGATCTGATTTTGCCTGTGTCGCCTCCGTCGCTTGGGTTTCTGCCTGATCACGGGCCTGGGTATCGATCTGCACGGCAAAGCCGCCATCTACCGGTACCACTGAGGCATAGTCGCGGTTGTCGCGGAATGCGGCGGACGCCTGGGCGGCGCGCTCGGACGCGAATGGAGTCCCGTTGGCTTTAAGTCTCAGTTCCGGCTGATCCGTATTTGCTTGATCGTTGTTTGATTGGGCACCTGCATCTTGTTCAGAGCTTGGGAATTCTCTGATCAGTGGCACCAAGTCATCAATCGGCGCCTGCAGCTGGATAACCTTCACGGGCTTACCGGTATCACGCTTTGCCATCCACTGGTGATGCCCATCCACAACATGACCGTCAGCCGACACCAAGATTGACCGGTCTCCTCCGGTAAACTCACGCGCCTTCTGCACCTTTGCAGGCGAAAACTCAGCCTGTGTTGGCTTGAGTGTGCGCGGGTCGATTTCCGCTTGCTGATGATCAATGCCGCGTGCATTCAGGTAGTTGACCAGTGCGCCACGATTCTCGGCCTTGACCTGTGGCATTTCAGCACGTGGAACATTCAGGGTGCCTGACTCTGGCGTGAAGCGGGTCCATTCTTGGTCGATCTGCTCTCCGGCAATACGTGGTGTGTCGGGCTGCGCATTTTCTGATACCGCTACCTCACCGGCTCGCACCTGATTGCGCACTTCAAGTGCCTGCGTCATTTCGGGGGTGCGGCGTGACACCGGGGTGCGCAGCGCAAGGCGCGCACGTTCCATTACATTGCGGTATTGCTCTGGGGTGATTGCACGGGTGGCGTTACCGGCCGGCAGCGCGTCTGTTTTCGCCTGTGCGGTGCGTTCTACCGTATTGCGACCAATGCCTTCATATCCTGTTTGCGGCTGCTGTATACCCTGCTGCGGACGATCCTGTCCCATGTTGATCTGACCAGTACCGGGTGGCAGTGCAGCCTGACGCTGTGCAGGCGGCAGCTCGCTACTGCGATCCAGTTCACCATCAATGGTGGTCGGGCGGAATGGCGTCTGGCCTTCCTGCCCATAACGTGCGCTGAAGTCATCGGCAGTCCGCTGGGCACGTTCGGACTCCATTTGCTGACGCTGCGCCCGGGCATAATCCGGCTCTTCACCAAAGATAATGCCGGAATCGTTCAGGCGGTTGGTACGCTGCTGCTCCAATGATGCAGGGCCGCCAACACTGCGCGGCTGATCGTAGGTTGCCCCCGTTCGCCCCGGGCCTTGATACGGACCTACTTCACCACCAGTAACTTCACCGGTTGCCACATACGGGACCGGGTATTGATCGGCAATCTCGCGTACCTGGTCGTTGGTTTCGGTGGCTTCTCGGTAAAGGCGATTGCCTCGATCAACGAATCGGCTTGCCGCTTCATTGTCACCTTTTGCTCTCGCTTCATCAGCCTGCCGATACAGGCGCTGCGAAGTGCGCAGCATGGCAGCTTCGTCTGCGAACCCCATGCGATCAGCGGTAATGATCAAGCCATCAAGGCCGGACATGTCGCGGGCGCTTTGACGCGGTGCAGCCTGCTCTACCTGCCGTGGTACCGGTTGCGCAGTCTCGCGCCCTATCGGCGCGCTGTCATACTGTGACCAGTCGCGCTGCTCTGGCATCTGAAGGCCAAGATCAGCCGCACTGACCTGCCCTGCCGCCTTGATTGTGTCAGCGATGGTTTTGGCTTCGCCTACAGCGCCGGGTATCTCACTGGACGCCGCCTGCGCTTTGGCTGACTCCTGAGCAAGTGCATCACCACCCGCGGCTGCCACCTGATCACCAGCGGCGTTAATGCGGGTATTGGCATCGGCTACAGGGTTGCGCTTGCTGTTGAAGTATTCGATGTTGGCCATGGCCAGGTCAGCAGGGAGCGACAGCAGTTCAAGCAGGCCTTCCGCAACCAGTTCACCCTTGCTGAGTTCCTCGCCTACTGCAGCGCCACCAGCATACTCACCTGCCGCGCCGCCGGCGGCCTGAAGCACAGCCTGCGTTGGGATGTTGACGATCTGGTTTCCGCCGATCTTGAACGGAACAACAGCACCCACTGTGCCATCGACAATGGCTTGCGCAAGGCTTCGCTTGAAGGCGTAATCAGAAGCCTCATCAAACTTACTGATATCCTGACCCATGGCCTCGGCCACATTGGAGCCAAACGTGGTGGAGCCAGACCCAATGCCGGCACCGGTGCCAAAGGTGGCGGCCCGGCCAAGTGCGGATGATGTTCCGAATAAACCCCCTGCGCCTTTGGTGCCAAGTGCCATTGTAGCCATCACCGGGATCTGCTCGGCCATTGTGTCAACGAGGAAGCCAGCGGTATCCGGAGAATTCCAAACTTCTTTTGCAAACGCACCAATGGCGCCCATGCCGGTTTCGGCATTGTTGGCAGCCTCAATTGCACGCAACATCTCAGGACGCTGCGGCAGCTCGCCCATACGCTCCTGATCACGCACAATATCCAGCTTGTCCTGATCCGCCTGCCCCTGGAGCCATTGCCCGATATCAGACTGCCTCACCGAGTCTGGCATTGCACCCATGACAGCATCACCCAGCGCTGCACCCGCCGCGTTGAATGTCTGGTTTACACGCAGCAGACCGCGCTCAATGGATGACCCGATGCCGCCGCCCTGCTGTTCATACTGGCGGATTTCCAGTTCTTCGGGTGCAAGCAGTGCTTCTGCTCTGACCTGGGACATTGGCTTGCCGCCGAAACGCTCTGGCAGCAACTGAGGGAGTGCTTCAACGATCTGATCGTCACTGAAGCCCTGAAGGTCCGGGTTTGCTGCCCGGAACTGGGAGAGGTAATTCATGTATGCGTGTCCTCACGACAGGCGAATTCAGACTGGATTTACCGGTACTGCTTGCGTTCCATTATACGCTGCTCGGCCAGGCGGATCTCTTTTTCAGTCAGGTATGGCCGCACACGTTCCAGCTCTTCCTGTTCTGGTGCCCAGCCTGCATCCAGTTTCTTGCGCACCATCTCGATTGCAGGTTTTATGGCCTCATACTGCTGGTTGCGGGTCTGCCAATCCTGCGGCTGATTGTTGGTTACGGCCGGGCTGTTCAAAAGCCCTACACTGGCAGCAGGGTTGAACGGCTGCGCCTGCGGCATGGCTGACTGCGGCTGCGCCTGTGTGCTTGCCGGCGCTGCGGATGACTGCGCTGCAGGATCATTCACCTTGATCTTCCCTGACTGGATGGCCTGAATCAGCGGGTTGCCACCGCCTGCAGATCCACCACCCTTCAGCTTTTCCAGTTCCTCGCGGTAGAATTGTTCCTCTGCAGCCTGGCGGCTACCACCATATTCAGCAAAGTCGGATGAGTCTGATGACAGCCAGCCTGCCTGCTGGTCCGCTCTTTCACGTGCAATTTCACGGGCTCTGGCTTCCATCTCTGGAGTTGCTGGAGAGGCACCGGAAGAGGCGCCTGCCCCGCCGTCTGCCCATTCGCCTGTCCAGGTATCCAGCACGCGCTGCTCTTTCATCCCTGTGTCGGGATCAGTCCATGTTGATGCTTTATACCGACCGGACATGCTGCGCTCTTTCATGCCTGCCAGCTCTTTCGCATTCTGGTGCTGAAGCCCCAATTTCTCGCGCTCCCACTCACGTTCTGAGTGTGCCGCGTTTGATGCGAGCTCCAAGTCCTCCGCCCGCATGCGGTCCTCTCGATCCCATTCCCGCTGAACAAGCTGCTCCTTCCACTCTTGAAGTCGCTGCTCCTTCATCTTCTCCAGTTCATTGCCGAACATTGCCTGACCAGTATTGGCCAGGCCTTGACCAAGCCCGCCGATTGCCCCGAGCAAACCACTAGACATTCTGCGCCTCCTGTCCGCCGTATGCGTAGCCAACGGCTTCATCGATCATTTCAGGTGTGTATGCACTCATTGCCTGCTCAAGTTTGGTTGTATCAAGCCCAAGCTCACCCAGCATTCGCAGCAGCATAATCTTGAAAGCCTCAGCAACATCCGATGCAGCGATTTCAATCCCTGCAGCTTCAGCGATATCGCCTATCTCAGCCAGCACTGAGGTTGCCAATAGCGTCAGATCATCCTCGGGGAATGACTCCTCATTCTCAGCCGCAACCTGTGCCAGTTCATAGGCCATGTTTGCCATGGCGTCAGTCTTGTTGGCAGCGCTTGAAATGGCTTCGATGGCGTCCTTGCCGGCTCCTTTCTCGTACAGCAGCTTGTACACGGTTTTGATTGCACTCTCATACTGAGGGGATGCGCTCTCGTCCTGTGCCATTTCTTCTGCTGGTTGCTGCCCACTCATAGCCGGTGGCGCCTTGGCAGCCTTTGGATTCTGTGGCTGATTACGCATATCTCACTCCTGACAACAAAGGCTGACGATTACCGAAGCGGCTTGTTGATGCCGGCGTCCCGTTATAGTTTGCAAATGCTCCTGTCAGGTCGCCGCCCATATTGTTGTTGTACCGCTGGCGTTGCAGTTCTTCCTGCCGCAACTGCTCTTCGTACTGCTCCTCTTGGGCCTTGGCTTGAGCGTATCCCTGCAGCATTTGGCCACCAGTCTGCATAAGCCCGTATTGAGCCAGCGGATTACTGGTGATTGACCCAAGCAGGCCGCCGGATGCTTGCTGTGCTGCCGCCTGCCCTGCAACTGCTTGGCTTGCCGCTGACTGCACTGCAGCCCCAGACGTTTGACCCGCAACAGCTTCCACGCCCGGGACGAGCCCACCAGATCCAGCCCCCGCGGTTTGCGCTGCTTGCATGCCCAGGCGATTACCTGCCGCCTGTGCCGCTGTAGCAGGCGCTGACGTTGCCCCTGCGCTTGTTGCAGACCCTGCAGCACTGTTCAGTAGGCCTCCGCCGGTTTGGCTAACGCCCTTCATGCCGGTGGTAAACGCATTACCCAGCGACATTGAAACACTGCTGCCACCGGCCGCACCTGCTCCCGAGATACCCTGCCCAAGTGAACTGAATACTCCAGAGAAGTTACCGCCCATCAGGGAGCTGCCCGCCTGCAGCATTCCACCCCATGCCGAACCAAGACCAGCTGCCGCCCCCGTGAATGCACCCGATAGACCGGCCCCTAGCTTCCCAAAGAAGCCGGCCCCTTGTGCCGCAGCACCGGCCCAGCCTGCGGATGCCCCGCTGGCCGCCCCAAGGGCTGCACCTCCTGTGAAGTAAAGCGCGGCCGCAGTAGCTGCAAACTTGAATACCTTTGAACTTGCCACCTTCTTGACTACTTTGGTGACGCCTTTGACAACGCCTTTAACGACCTTGCCGACACCCTTAACAACCTTGCTCATGACTGGCCCCCAGGTTCTCGCACATATGTCATGTTGATGGTTTTCCTTCCGAAGCCCGCCTTGGACAAGAAGCTCACCAGCCTTTCATCCACATCTGGCTCAAGTTCAATAACCGCAGTTTTGATGCCGCTGCGCGACTTCACCCATCGCGCAAACTCGCGCATCAGTAAAATCCCGGCCCCAGGTTTGCGTGTGTAATACAGCAGCACGGATACCTGCAGCCCCTTGTACCAGAATGACCGCTGGCTGATCGCTCCCATTGCGGCCACAACCACTCCGTCATCTTCAATGACATAGCCGAAGTGTGCTGGATTCAGGCAAAACTGAATCATCTGTGCGATTGCTTCTCGGTCGATCTTCACCGGCAGCGGGTTCTGGCTGACGCTTTCAACCGCAATATCAACAATCGCGGGTATATCCGATGGTTTCGCTTTACGAATCATGCGTGTTACCCGTATGTCGGCGTGTCTTGGCCGGTGATCTTGGCTACAAACTGAAGCTGACTGTTGATTGCAGCATTCTGGTTTGCAATGGCCTGCTGTTTTGCAGCGTTATCCATATTGGGATCGGCCAGTATTGCGCTGATTCCCTGCAAGCCCTGGTTCAGAATGTTGTACTGCTGCTGCGCATCGGTCAGCTTCAAGCTGTTGTCGAAGTTCATGCCAAGTTCTTGCAGCTTGGCCTCTAGTTCGCGTGACTGCATTTCCATCTGCTGCTGTCGATCAAGCGCCGACTGATCAGATTGGAACGCACGTTCAGTGGCCGCTTCACCACTACGCCACTGCTGATCCATCTGCATATTGTCCTGCGCATACTGCTGCTGCAGGGATGCCATCTGCCGATCAAGTTCAGCCGCTTTATCCATCTGCCCCAGCTGACGCGCATAGTCGGACTGCGACTGAAGTTCGTTAAGCTGCTGCTGCAGTCGCATGTCGGACTGCGAATACTGATTGGACAGCTGCATGTTTTCCTGCTGGTACAGTTGCTGCTGTGCATCGATCTCGCGCTGCAACTGGTTGGCGAGAACCATATCGCCCTGACCAAGTGCGTTCTGCAATTCCATCTGCTTGCGCTGCAACTCATCCCCCAGCGTCATGTTGGCCTGGGTGTAGCCCTGCTGTTGAGCATCAAGCTGTGACTGCAATTGGTTGGCAAGCCCCATCTGGCCGCGCTGTATTGTGTCCTGCAGAGTCATCTGGCCCTGCTGCAGTGAATCAGACAGGCGCATATTGTCCTGCTCGAACCCCTGCATCTGCTGGTTCAGCCGAGACTGCAGCTGGTTCGCCAACTCCATATCACCCCGCCCAAGTGCGTTCTGAAGGCGCATCTGGTTCTGCTCTATGGTGTCAGTCAGGCGCATATTGTCCTGCGTAAAGCCTTGGATCTGCTGATTCAGCCCACGCTGCAGCTGATCGCCATACGCCATATTGGCAAATGCGTTATAGGTGGATGCGTCAGCCTGGGCAATCGGAAGCGCCGCTTCAATTGCAGCTGATTGAGCCGCCTTTGCGCCCATGGATGAATTCAACAGTCCGCGAGAAGAGGCGTAGCTTTGCCCTTGCTCTCTCGCTTGTTTGATGTAGGGATTATCGGAGGAAAGCAGGCCGGTCATCTGACCTTGGACGGTCTGAGTCTGCTTATCGATATTGAAAGCTGGTGTGGTATTCATTCGTGCCCTCTGCTTCACAGCATGCGGTGGTTATATTTTAGCCTTTTGCGCCCTCGGTCGCCATTTTGTTTACCTCGTACCAGTCATAGGCATCCCCGTTCGGCACACCCATCTTCACCCACTCATAGGGCAGATCGTCTTGGCGCATGACCCACTTGTGCCTGTTATCGAGAATCCACCCATCGACATGCAGTACCAGATGGCCACCGCCGGTTTCCACCCGACAAAAGACCAGATCAGGATGAATGCCCTGCTGCTCCAGCTGATCGCGGGACCAGAGGGCGAAGTCCTCGCAATCACCGACCAGATCGACCGTCCAGTATTCGCTGATACCGTACCGGTCATGGTCGTAGTGGTACTCATGCTGGTTGTGGGCATCATCCAGCACAGCCTGTAATTGCTTCAGCATCGGCCACCTCTTTCCCGGTATTCGATACAGCCGTGTGGTGGGATGGTTTCAGCGCCGGGCTGCAGGGGCGTTGGCGGTGCTGCGCAGCCAGCCAGCAGCAGCGCGATCAAACAGCAGATCGTTGCTCGACCCATGTCAGCACCTCCGGTTCCACATTCTCGATCACCGCCTGGGCGGTATTCAGGGCGTCCAATGCCGCCAGGTACTCGGGGTTATCAACCGTCTGCAGGGTGCCGTTCTCATCGTGCTGATCGACTGTCGGCGGCAGCGGTTCGACAGCCTCGACGGCGGGTACCGGCGGCTGATATTCCTGAGTGACTTGCCCGGTTTCCGGGTCGCGTTCCTCAGGCACCTCGGGCACAGCCGGCACGTAATCGCGGCCATTGATCAGCAGTGTCAGTCGGGCAACATCACGTTGTGCCTGCTCATATGCAAGAACGCCTATCAGCAATTGATTGTTGGCTTTTGCCAGTCGGCCGACAGCACGGCAGGCCTCAGCGTGATCCTGATACGCCTGAACCTCGGCCTGCTCCTGATCGCTCATCTGGTACGTGCCCAGTGCAGCGCCATGGAGTATGCGAGACAGCAACTGCTCGTCGTTCAGCGAATAGCGCTGCCGGATCATTGCCACCACTCTCTTGTCGATCTGGCGAGTTTCCCACGCTTTTTGCTCAGTCAGTAGGTTGATCATGCCAGCACTCCTATAACGTCAATTTCAGCTGCGCCGCCCGGGGCAACGGCAAACACGACCGAGTAACTGAACCCATCAAAAGAGACAGTGAAATCATCAGCAGAACCTTGCCGCTTCTTCAGACCATCAAGATAGACGTACTTCGGCATCCATCCTGATTGCAGCGTGAATGTCGTAGTGGACGCATCGCCGGTGAAGTAAAACTCCTGCTCCTGATAAGGCACCCTTGCAGATGCCTTGGCCAGTTCTTCCCGCAGATTAAGCTGGGGCTTTGTAATCTTAACAGTCATGCTCAATCCTCCACGGTCAGGTTATTGACAGCACTGATAGCAGCGCCAACAGGGTCAGTTGTATTGTCTACTCGACGCAAGCCTTGGAACACACTACGTCCAGCACTTGTACCTACGTGAAGCAGATCAGTTACAGGATCGTGAGACAGTGCGGTTACTGCATCGGATGAGCCGTACAAGGTGCAAGCTGCATTGTCTTGGAACAGCACCTTCTCGGACTCGTAGATAGCTTTAATCTGATCGGCGGTGGGCGCACCAGCGCCGATGCGCCAGAGTGACATCCAAGACGGGTGCGGCAAGGAATGAGCTGCTGTATTATCCGTACCTAAAACTAGAGTAGCACCTGCGGATGAGACATCTTCCGGCGATCCTGACGCGGATGTCCACAATTCACCGTCTACATATAAATAAACACCGCTAGAGTTCCTAACCCCAACATAAAAATGAATGACATCGGGGGATATTGGCTTACCTGACGTAGGCGTTGTAAGTGCTACCGTTGAACCCTTTGTATAAAAGAATGGTGTTAGCTGGTTAAAAGATAAAGTGAACCAGTTTGACGATTCGTCTGTTACCCTCCTATCAATTAATCTCCGAAGTGATGTTGTATTTAGGAAATTAGCCCACCCCATCACATAAAAATCACCCGTCCCAAAATCCAGATCGGCGTTATACGGCTGCTCAAGATAATTGGTAGAGCTGAATCCAGAGTACGCAACAAGCTCACTGCCTGTAGCCACAGGGGATTTAGTCAGGGTTCCAACTACATTAAGGGGATTAGCGTTTACTGATCTGTCTGCAACCGTTGCTGGCTCTGAGATTGTCTCAGCAGTAGTATCCGCCAACCATGCACCCTTGATATCACCGTGCATCCAGCCTGTGTTAAAATCAGAAGAAACCAGTGCTATTGAGAGGTTTCTACCGTTATCAGTAGATGACGCCGAATATAAGTCTACTAGGTGTAGACCGGAACGATCTGGTTCGGATGACCAGCCAGCAGGATCTCCAGCAAGAGCACGTAGAGTCCCTACCGATACAAAACCTTCACCGTTCGCCTTTGGTAGCACCCTAAGCCCAGACGGAATACTTGTTTGTCTATGGAGCAAAATAGTATCAGGAAGGCTTGTCGTATCGGATTCCGGTATTTGAGAATATTCGATGTAGTAAACAGTCCCATCTCTCGTGAACCAGCCCAGGCCACCTTGATCGGTAAATGCAATATGGTTTGATTTATTGTTTACAAAAGCAGTGTACGTGATATCCACCACACCCCCATCATCCTTGATCACACTGACACCGCCATCAGTCGCAACAGCAATGGTCGGAATCTGAAGTCCCGTAGCAGGATCGACAGGGGCGTTGGGGAGGATAGTCATGGCTACGTCGTTGACAGCATTGTTCACGATAGCGGGAGTTGTTGATGTTGAGTAATCAACTGCCACCGCAGTATCACCAGCCGCATAATCAAGCACGATGACGCCAGTAGTGGTGCCGACAACAATCTTGCCGTTTTTCGCAGCAATGGACGTGATCGTGTATCCAGTGGAATCATGCGTTGCGAAAATCGGAATAACCGGATCGTCCGCGCTGTAAATGGTCAGTGTTGATATTTCTGCCGATATAATGCTGACTGACGGCAACTCTCCGTTTACACGCCATGCCCCGCCGTCAGTATCCATCCGTGCCGTGTCGTAGATGAATACATCTACAGCCGTAACAGCTTTCTCGGCAGCGATGGCGGCAAGGCGAGCCTCGAAATCACCTACATCAGCCGCGGCAGCAGTGCCCACGTCAGAGATCGTGGACAAGGGCTGAGTGCCGGTGTGGTTCTCACGCTGAATAGCGTAGGCCTGAGCGGTAGCAGCAGATCCTGCAGGGTCATAATCACCGGTTACAGGCACCTGCCCTGCTCCAGTGCCGATATCCGCTACGGCTGCACTACCAAGCTCATCAAGGGTAAGAGATGCCTGCTGCCAGTTTGCAGCGCCTGAAGCGGCTGACACGCACAGCCATATTTCACCAGTGGCTGTATTGATCCAGCGCGAAAGCGGCTCATACCCTGCGCTGGAGTCGTCTGTCGCTGCAGGGTTGGTGGTGGCGGTCAGATTATTCTTTCGCTTCTTCTCGTATGATGCTGACAGGTCAACGGGGCCGGTTTGACCATCAACTGACTGTACGGGTGCTTGATCGCTGCGGATGAAGCCTGAATCGTTATTCAGTGCCGAGTTGTTGCCACCTGGCTGAATGGCCGTGTCGGCTTTTGAACCCTGGGCTGCTGTGGCATAGGCAGTGCTTTCCGTGTACGCAGCGGTACCCAATGCTGACTTTTTCTCGTACTGAGTGTGAGGGTCAGCTTCACCGACATGGCTTTCCATTGCGGCAGTAACCGTCACAACAACGTCAGAGTCTGCGGCAGACTGGGCAGCGGCCGCAGCGTACTGCTGGGCTTCGTCACGGTACAGGCCGGCGGCAGAAGCGGCAGATGATGCCACTGCTTGTGCTGCATTCGCCTGTTGTACACTGGATGAAAGCGCTGTCTCAGCCCAATACTTCGTTACCGCATGACTGTGATCCGTGGGCTCCCCTACTGTCAGCGGTTCAGAGAAGCCATAGCTGCCGACAGTAGCGGGGGCTGGCAACCGGTTGAATGCCTCTACAATGTTCTGATACCGCTGATTCAGCATCTCAGCCGTCAAGCTGGTCTGGTTATAGAGTGCCGGCAGATCAGGTATGAATTTATCGGTCATCGTTTGTTTCTCCGGGGGGAGTAGCTGACGGTCGCGCCCGTTATCGTGTGACTGCCTGCAGTCAGGCCATCAAAGCTGATCAGCAATCCAAAGTTGTCACCGCGCTTGTTAATTCGCATGCTGTTTGAGCGAGGGAGGCGAACGCCAAGGATCATGCTTTGAATGCTGTTCTCAATCGCTGGGATTCCGGTATCGCCAAGCAAAACTGAGTTGTCCGGATCTCCAAGCGCCTGATACGTGATCGCTTCAGCACTGGTGGTGTATTCAGTCAATTCACCATCGTTCGCATATGACTGGATTCGGATGGTGTGTTCTTCGCCTTCAAATGCGATATCAAGATCCAGCTTCTTGAACACCTTGACCTTGTTTTGACTGCCGTATGAGAACGGAGCGGTGAGCATCCAGCCAAACATCGGCGTTCCATCAAGGGTGTCGGACTTATCGAGCTGGAAGATCCGCCCGAATATATCCGTGGCGTAGTAGCGGGTTTGCGGGTCAATGACTGTTCCCGGGATTTCAAAGTACCTAGCAAACAGGTGTGTGTTCACGATAGGCATGGCCGCCAGGGGTGACTCCATGCAGATGCTGACACCCTTCACAAAGCCTCTAGTATCTGGGTTATCAATCAGCTGCTGCTGCTCCTGTGTGACCACGAGCTGCCTGGAATTCTTGTTGAAGTACATAAACAATGCAGGCGGGTAAGCCGCATCGTGGTCAATGAAGTGCGCCTTGATATAGTCATTCAGATTGGCGCCGGCTTCGCCTGGGATGAAGTCACCATATACGTTGTCAGCAGCCAAGGTTACAAGGCCGCTATCCCGTGTCAGAAGAACTAGCCTGCCATCCACAGCGCTCATGCTCTCAACGCCACGATCCAGCACTTTCCTCATCTGAAAGTCTGCAGTTGTGCTGCCCTGAATCACGTAGACACTGGAACGGGTGGAGACAAACAGCGCCCCTTGGTATTCGCGCAAGCATACCCCTGTATGCCCAAGGCCTATTTGTAGCGCTGTTGAATCGCTGAAGTTCATGGGGTCTCCAACGGCGGAGAAGTAAATCGATTCACCCGCAAGAACAGCCAAGTGATCTTTGAACCGTGCTATCGCAGCAATGTTTTGGCCTGAGCCGAAGAACGCGCGCGCTTCAGGCACCTGCCCGGTCTGCCATGAATACAGGACACTACCTGCCCCAATGTAGGCCGCTGCGAATCCAGCGCTGGCATAGAAGTTACCCGCATACACCCTCAATGCCCCTTGGGCAGTATCCGCAACGGTTGGGCTCTCTGTTGACGGCTCCATTGGTACACCAAGCCCAGGGGATGGGTCCGGCAATTCATATTGCTTAACGCCATCCCTCCAGATCCATACCCCTGTCACGGCACCGCTAACACCTTCACGACCAACAGCGTAGACATTTGGAAGGGTTTTGCCCTCGCCAAACATATCGAATACCGCCGGCGCTTTGGTGCTGCTGCCTTGCGCGCCATCTGGCGTAGTGCGGTAGATATACTCATAGCCTTTACGGGGCGCATACCCACCACCTGGCTGCTGAACGTAGTTCACTGCATCAACCAGCTCACCCGGGGCGTACATCCTCTTGGGCTTGGAAACAACGCCGCCACCGAACAAGAAAGATTGCTCCGCCTTCATGCGATCGCTCCCGGTAGCTTCATTTCGGGCAGATAGTCCCGCGTCAGCTCGGCCAGCATCTGCGCATAGTGCCAGCTGGCTTTCTGGGCAAGCTCTGGCGCTTCGTCATACATCGCGTAGTCTTGCAGCGCCATCCAGACAATTACCATCCTGTGCTGCTCTGGCAGTAGTGGTACATCGGTATTGGCCGACAGCAGTGCTGGCTTTTGGTATGCCGTGAAGCTGACTGTCTGCGTGTCGATATTCTCGTTGAAGGCGATCCGGCCGTTGGGCTTGATCGTGTAATACTTCAGCGGTCCGGTTGCCTCAAAGTCCTCATAGGGCTTGTATTCAAGCTCAACGCCTCCGACTGAGACTGTAATGAACCTGCCAACCGTGTCAGGGGTGTAGTCCCCAGACGCCACGAATTCATCTTCAAACCAAAGCCATGACCAATTGAAGTGCATGGTCTGCAGGCGCAGCCAAGCGTCATTGATCCAGCTCCGAAGCCGCGCCTCTTCGCCATATGGATTGGTGCTGGTGAAGTCGTATATCTCGCTCATACCCGTTTCTTGGTGCAAGCGCTGACACAGTTGCAGGAAGTTCATTTATCAGCCCTCGGGATCTTCGATACCCAGCACGGTGAACGGATAGGACGGTACTTCGGTCCACTCGCCGGTATCTTCGTCACGCACGTTCTGAACGGCGTTGTCCAGTGAGTGGAACAGGCCTTCACCAATGGTGACAGTCTCGCCACGCTTGATGCGGACCACGCGGCCATTGCAGCCCAACATCACCGGCTGCTTGTCCTTGCCGTCCTTGTGAATTTTGATGGTGTAACGCTTCTCGCCCTTGCGGATCGCAACACCTGTGTCATTGCGGCTTGGCGCGGCCTTGGCTTCGGCAGCTGGATCAGGCTCACCCAGGGCTTCGCGGATCTTGGCGCGAATGGTGTCCTCGCTCGGATTACCGGCCAGCGTAATACCCAAAATTTTCGCCTGTTCCTTGAGTTCGTCTTTACTCATGGATTCAAGGTTGATCTCGTTCATGTCGTTCTCCTGCGGCCCTTCGCGGGCGGCTTCAGATCAAAAAAGAAAGGGGAAGCGAATGCCTCCCCTTGTTACATCACTGGTTATGCCAGCTCAGTAGCCGCCACTTCCATACGGCACAGCCACGCCTCGTTGGCGATAAAGCCTTTCCAGTAGGACTTCCAGCCTACCCAGCCCACCTGGCCCAGTTTGTCGTTGGAATCGATCTCACCCGGCTGGCGGATCTTCATCTCAACTGCTTCCTTGCCTTTCAGGGCAATGTGGCCGTAGGCGTCCTGACCGGTGTAGATGATCGGGTACACGTCAGCATTGGTGCCGGTAGTGGACACCATGGTGCTTGTTGCAGCGCCGGCATCTTCCCAAGGCTCCAGCACCGGAGTCAGGATGTAGCGAACATCTTCAACCTTGCCGATCTCATACGGCAGCGGCTTCATTGAGCCGTACTTCTCAACCGGTACGAAGCCAGTCAGGTCACGGATATCCGCTTCCAGGTTGGTGTGTGCGAATGCGAGGAAAGCCGCATCAATGGCTTCAGTGCCGTACTTGACGGAACTGGATACCATCTTGGTCACTTTCTTCGCACGCTCGGCTTTCAGCAAGCGGGTCACTGCGCGCTGCTTGGACAGGCTGATCGCACTGTTCACCGCGTTACGGGCAGAGCCGTTCGCATAGAACACGTTGGTGCCGCCGCGAATGATGCCCCACAGCAGGGACTCGAAAGTTTCCTGAGACTGCTCACCGGTCAGAGTGGTGGCATCCTTCAGTACCGGATCTTCTGCCAGGTCGTGAACCACGTCAGTGATTTCAACTACGTCACCGTACTGGCTCAGGCTCACTTCCACATCTTCGTAGGTCAGCGCCTTGGAAGTCGGGGCTGTGCCTTCAGTCAGCGGAGTGGTGGCCAGTGCCAGCGGTACCGGACGGCGGAACTTCACGGTCTGGGATTTGTTCTTGGGTACCGGCTTGGCCATACCGTACTTGGACAGTACAGAGATCGGCTCGGCGTGCTTGAGGTGTTCAGTCATTGCCCACGCGGTAGTGCGCTGGGACAGACTGGAGTAAGTAGTTTGTGTCATGGTTTTGCTCCTAAGTGCAAGATAAGTAAAAGGTTTTGCTTTGCTACCCTTTCGCTTGCTTACACGGAGGAGTCACAGCAAAACCCCGCGTCCAGTTAAGGAGGCAGGGTCTTGGGAATCGTCCGCTTCGTGCTTGCGCGGGTGGATCAGAGCAAACCAGTATGTCAGGCGGCGTGAGCGGCCTTACTGGTTCGCGTAGTAGTCAAACGCGGCATCGAGATCATCCTCTGCCGGCTGACCGGGGTTGCGCCGTCCGCCACGATTGGGGATTGTCTGCGCGTTCTGCAGCTGCCGTTGCCGGCGCTGGTTCATCGCTTGGGTCTGCTGTTGCTGCATACCATTGGCCAGCTTGTAGTTGCCGATCAGATACGCGGCATCTGCGGCGTTTTCTGATCCCATTAACTGCTGTACCGCCGGTGGCTGCGTGCTGACCCATTGGCGAAATTCATTTGATGCAGCCACGTCCCGCCAGTCGGGGTGCTGCTGCTCCAGAATCTGATACTGTGAGCTGACATACTGCTCATGCGCCTGCTGCTGGATCGGCTGGATCTGCTGCTGCAGCTGCTGAATCTGCTGTTGGTACTGACTGGATACGGCCGCCATGCGTTTTTCCAGCGCCTGCGCTACTTCCGGGAAGTCCTCTTTCAGCGCTTCCCATTCGGCATCGGTATAGCCTGAGCCTTCAGGGTTGTCTGATCCGCTCTGACTTGATGCCTGAGGCGCTTTGCTCTGCAGCTGCTGGATCAGTTGTTCCTGCTCATGAATCTTGCGCTGCAGGGCATTCTGGCGGCCAAGGTCGCTGTTGTAGCGGTGCTGCCACTGCTGTGCTTCCTGCTTGTAGCGCTCCAGTTCAGCAAGCGGGTCAGTCTGCTGCCCGCCTTCTTCGCCCTGTTTGCCTTGTCCGTCATCGCCAATGTCGCCGCCCACTTCGTCATCAAGCGAGTCATCAGAGGCGAATCGGCCCTGCTCATCACGGGGCTGGCCGCCCTGCTCTCCGCCGATTTCGCCAGCGGCAAACTCATCAAAGGCTGATTCCAGTTCCTGATCGTGCGCGTTCTGCTGTTCTTCGTTTTGCATGGTGCCTCCAGCGGCCTTCACAGGCGGCTATTGGTTTCGGGTTATGAGTAAGAGTCCGACACGATTACCGGGTCGTCCTCGGTATCCGTCAGGCAAAGCAACTGATTGATCAGATCAATCTTGCCGCGTTGCCGTTCTGATTCTTGGTTTGCGATCAGAGATTCAATCGCTTCCAGTCGCTGGCTCTGCGCCCACTCGGTCACGGCCAGCCAGGTTTCACTGTGCTTGTCGATCTGGTTCATCAGAAGGTATCAAACCCCCGTGCCAGGTTTTCGGCCTGCATCTGCGTCTGCGTGCGCTTCAATGCCAGATCACCAGCCGCCTTATCTCGCTGCGTCTGGATCTTGACTTGCTCCAGTTGCAGCTTGGCCTGCAGCTGTGCCACGGTCAGGTTCTCCCGTGCTGCAATGTCTGCCAGCTTCAATTCACGCTCCTGCTGCAGCTTTGCCGCATCCAGTTGCTGCCGGTACTGCATTTCCTGCTGCTTCAGCTGCGCATCGACCTGCATCTGCTGCTGCTTCAGCTGCAGTTCTGCCGCTTTAATCTGAGCGTTTGGATCTTCAGGCTGCTGCTGGGACTCGGCAATCTGCTGCTTGCGCTCCTCGATCTCAGCATCTGACAACGTGATCTGGTGGTATGGAACCTCAAGCGCCTTGGCGATCTCGCAATCCAGCCCCTCCCAATCACGGCGCAATGCCAGTTCCGGGTTGCTGCCAGTCACGTTGGCGAACACCAGCAGATTCTCCTGCTGTTTCTCGCGTACCAACAACGCACCGGAACCGCGGGCATCAATGGTGTAATCACCCTTGATCTCCGGGCTCTCGCTGAATTGCATGTTCCAGTCGTAGAAGCGCGTGATGGTTGGACGGGTGATGTCGTCATCCCAGTTCTTCACCGCACGGCGCAGCACGATATTGGCGCTATTCATCAGCATGGCCATGCCGCTGCTGGTCTTGGTGACGTGGGATGCCTGCTCACCCTGAGCGATTAACGGCAGGTTGGTTTCCTCATCGGCCAGCTGTCGCGCCATGCTGAAGATATTGGCCAGCTCAACCTGGTGACTGGGTGTGCTGAAGGTGGCGAACGCCTCCTGAACGCTGCGAGTCTTGTCCTGCATGTACCACAGCTTCTTCGGCCCCAGCTGCCAACTGCCATCAGCCGGACGAACAATCTCGCGGTTGACTACCACCTGATCGGCAACACTCATGCCGCCGTTATCCATCATCATGCGCCATGCTGCGTTGATCACCTTCTGCGGATTGCGCATCAGGTACGGCACGCCAAATCCAAAGATGCTGGACTCGTCCTTCTCCCAGTTGAATACCGAGTATGGGCGGTCCTCAGTGTCCATTGGATTGACTGCCACCTTCAGGACGCACTGGCCGGAGAAAAACACCACCGCTTCCAGTTCGTCATTCAGTTCGTCAATCTCTTTCTCGGGTAGCGGCTCTTCCGTGTCCTGCATCGCGTCGATCAGTTCTTCCTTGCTGATCGGGCCGTGGTACTCCCATATCTCATAGCGATTGGAGTCAACAACGCTACCGACACCAGTGATGCTGCGGATATCGTTCACGTAGTCCTTGGCGACATGGGTTTCCTTCGCCTCGGTACGAAGCAGTTTGCGCAACTGCCCCTTGAGTACACCCGGCATCCGTGCAAAGTCGCGCAGCTGTCGCTTGGTCAGCCGGCGCTTTTCAAAGATGAACTCACACTCATCAATGGTGCGCGCTGACATATCCGGATAGAAATCCCAGATATCCACGCGCTCAATGGATGGGGCCAGATCCTCGGTGATCTGCAACACGGACGTGCCATCATCCATCAGATCCCAGCGCTTACGTACACGCCCAACAACGACCGGCCCCTTGACGATACCGGTACCCAGCTGCGCCGCATCGTGAATAATGTCGCGCGCTTTCGTTGGGTACCGTGCTTCATTCAGCTGGTCATCGATCTCCTGCTGCATAAGCAGGGCTTTCTTCTTGGCTTCGCGCAGGATTTCGTCAGCAACCTTGCCGGCATCGACCTGTTCACCGCCCGGCCCCTGCATCATTTGCCCGGGCTTGACGTTATCCAGCTCGGGTACCGGCGTTGGCTTGATGCCCCAGTTGCGGTCATCAGTCGGGAACAGCATGTCCTGCAGCCGTGCCTCGGCCGCGTTTGTCTTGTTGCGGGTGATATTGACGTAGACCTGAGAGCCGCCCGCCTGTTTGATGCGCTCGTACTCGCCAGGCTGGTACTCACCATGGTACTGACGCAGATCCTTCAGCCAGCGCTGCTCGATATCCGAGCGCCGTGCGGCCTGATCATGCGCAAGCCGGGACAGGCGTGACGCGAACACCTGCAGACGTTCGGCAAGTTGTTCTTCCTGCTCAACAGGGTTTACAGATTCGTTCATCAGAGCCTCACGGCTGTGTAGGAATGGGTCGTATCGCCTCGCGGCGATGAAGTGTTACTGCGGTTCGTATCCGGCGTAGCTGTAAATCAAAGCGCCGTCACGGGCGACATGCTCAAACTCATAGCGGAGCTTCCTGCACGCCACCGCCTCTTCTGTTGCCTGATCCAATGCGAGCACTGGCTTTACGGGCTCGTAGAAATAGATATCGCGCCTCCTATGTTCCACAGCACGCTTTGTCATATCGAACGGGCCGCCGATAAATACCGCCATATACATTCGCAGTCATCTCCCTGTCAGTAACCGGCTACCCGGTCGCCAATGATGTTTTCGTGCTGTTCGGATCGATCAGGTGCGCGTACCGGTTCGGCAAATGTCAGTGCCAACGCGTCTGCACCGTCTGGTGATCGCAGGCCGCGCTTGCGCATGTCCTCTTTGCTTTCAAGGATTCGGCGCTGATTGCTGTCGTACTTGTACTGGGGTCCGCAGAGATCGGCATGAAGCGCATCCTCGTCCGGGATCATCACCGGCAGGTCACCGTTCAGCCAGTCGCGCATCTCCCACCACATTTCAGCCCGCTTGTTGCGGTACCGCTCCGGGTCCAGTGCGCTCCTGCCGAAGTTGACGGCCACAACGATCTGCTGCTGGCTTTCGGGTAGCAGTTCCATCAAGCGGTCATATACCCCGGCACCCAATCCACCCACATCAATAGCCACCTGTGCCGGCTTTTCCTTCTTGATGATGGAGTACACCAGACCGGCCACTTCCATCGTGTCCTTGCCTTTGTGCCGCTCCAGTTGGTACGCGGCTCGATTGCGGCGCCGGATAATAGCCGTGCTGTCATTACCGAACCGTGCCGGGTCAACGCCGATCTTGAGCGGGCCTGACGCAAGGCACTTGTACTGCCGCGCTTTCATTACAGGCTCAGGTGTGATCAGCGACTGTCCGCCAGATACCTGGAAGGCCTCTTGTGCGGTCATTGGGTATTCCTGCTTAAAGGCCGATTCGCCATCAACACCGTCAACGGTCAATTCCGCAATCTTGAAGCGGCGGAACATGATCTGCTCATCATCCAGCCGGTACAGCTCCTTCAGATCCTGCTCAGTTGCTGTGGGCTTGAAGCCTTCCGATACCGGCTTGCGGTACTCCTTCTGCCAGAACCAGGGAACGAAGATAGCGATATACTCACTCTCTCCCGCCTCGGCCTGCTGCCACTGCTGGTGAAAGTAGTTGCCAATCCCGTTTGCCGTTGACTCTAGTATCACTTCGGTGTCGGGTGCGTCTGGGATGGCCTGCAAGATGCCTTTGGCATGCTCTGACGCATGGGGCCAGAAGCCAACCTCTGAGCCATGGAAATACTGAACAGTAGTGCCCCGGCCCACTGCCTTGTTGCCAGCTGTGCCAACCTTGTACCCGGAATCCAAACGATCAAAGATCAACTCCTTGGCGTTACTCGCGCCGGTTGAAGGCTTTACCAGTGCCGGGCAGTTCTCGTGATAGCGCTCGGCCATCTCAAACAGTGCCGAAGTGGACTCTGCTTCATGCGTGAGGATGAACGCCCTTACCCCTTTGCGGTGTGACACCAGCCAGTAGAACCGGCCTTCCGTGTACGTGGATGCGCCCTGCTGCCGGCCTTTCAGGATGATCGCCCTTACCTTGCCGGTCAGCCGCTTCTGCTCGCTGATACAGGCATGGATATAACGCTGGGCTTCATTCAGTGCGAACGGCTCGACTCGACCCTCTTTGGTGCGAATGCGCAAGCATCGCGGCGCGTAGTGCTCGAAGTCATCGCGCAGCTTGCGCCGAATTTCTTTCTCGCGCTCGTTCATTCCAGCTCAGATAGCGCATCTTCATGGCTGATCTTCATGCCGCCGGACAAACCCAGCTGATCCTTGAACGCCTGCACCTCAACATGCTTGCCGATAAGCTCCAGGTTCTTCACCTTGTCGGGCCATTTGATCTTCTGCAGTACGCTTTCAATCGCATCATCGCCTTCACCAATGGTTTTCAGGCGGTTGATATCCACACCAGACAACGTGGTACGCCACACCTTCGGCCACTGGCTGACCGGACGCATATGGCCGTCATCATCTAGAATATCCAGCACGTCCATCTGATCGATCTCGACCAGCCGATTCAGCACGTATGTCGCATCAATGGCGGTTTTCTCTGAGCGCTCCTGCTTACCTGCAGCAATAGCCTCTTGAACCTGAGTTTTCCTGAGTAATTGAACAGCCTGACTATCGGCAGTTTTGGGGCTGTAGCCCGCACGTATCGCCGCCTGCGTAGCGTTCAGATCGATCAGGTATTCTTCAACAAATCGCTGCTGCTTATCGGTGAGTTTTCTTGCCATGGTAGCGGCCCCTCTCGGGCGGCTGGATTATGTTACTTGCCGAGCATCCGGGTTTTATCTGCACTGCTGCGAGTGGTGCCGACCCAGTAGGTGATACTCGCCACCCACAGAGTTACCGTCTGGCCCAGCAGCATGTAGGCGATATCTTGGTTCTCCTCCGGGATCACATGGAAGAACACCAGATAGATCACCCATGCACAGATGATGGTCATCATTGAGGTGATTGCCGCCGGCATTGGGCTGTTCTTGTGTGCGGCTCGGGCATTGGCCTTATCTGCCAGTTCAGCACGCAACGTATCCAGTGCGATCTGCTCCAGCTTTTCGCGGTGCTCATACGCCCACTTCTGCAGTTGTGCGAATGACTCAGGTGACTGAAGGGCTTTGGCCACTGCCTGGGGGTCTTGATCTACCCCAAGTGCGCCCGCAATCATTGCCCCCACCGTCCCGCCAGCCGGGCCGGCAAGCACCGTACCCAGTACCGGCAATGCCTTCCCGGCGATATCCCCCACTTTCGACCAGTTCATGAGCTCACCACCTGAATCAATGCTGTCGCTATACCTGCCATGCCGACACAAAGGGCCCCAATGACTGTGAGCACCTTCCAGCCTCCCGCTACCGTTCCCTTTCCAGTCAGCAGCTGATCTCGGATGGACTCGATCTGCTCTGCATGCTTGCGACACTCAGACAATGCTGGGCGGTCGGCTTCCATTCCCCGAATGCGAGTCTCATGGTCATCCAAGACTCTGCCGATTCGCTTCATGCCATCTTCATGCTGCATATGGCGCGCTTCAGAGGTGGCCATTGTCTTGCCCATCTCGGCGGCGGCATCCGCTACTTTCACAACAGCATCGCGCAGCTCCTTGATATCGGAGCGCACTTCGTCACGGTGCAGGTTCATGGCGTGCTGGTGATCGTTCAGGGCCTTGAGGATCAAGTCGGTATCGGCTTGGCTCATCCTGTCACCATCTGATTGAAGTAGTTGAGGATCCGCTTGGTGTATGCCGTGGTCTCGGCGGCGTTGTGGCCTGTAACCTGCGGAAGCGCGCGAATGATGCGTGCATAGTCGTTCACGCCACCGGCGACCTTCTGTGCTTTCAGCAAGTGGCCATAGCCAGCGTTGTAACTGGCCAAGGCCAAACAATAGCGATCGATTTCAGGCCGCGGTGCAGTCCACCCGCTCAGAAGCTTTGCCATGTAGTAGGCACCTGCAGGGATAGCCGCTTCTGGATCGAACGGGGTGATATCAGCCGGGTATCCAAGCTCTTTGGAAACATCGGCCCAAGTGCCCGGCATGAATTGCGCAATACCCTGAGCTCCCGCCGGTGACACCGCATTCGGGTCAAGCCGGGACTCGGCCATGTACTGCGCTTTGAGGAGGCGCCAATCAACACCAGGCAAATGCGTCTCTGCTGCCTGCTGGATCAGCTCGTCATATTGGGAAGGCATAGCGATTCTCACGAATGGCTGAATGGGGGGCCGGATTGTCCGCCGGTACGGAACCTATCGCCTCACGGCGAGTATTTCGCTGCTTCGGGGCGCTACTCCCGATCTACGCTACCCAATGCGACTTTCGCCCCACTGGTGACTTTTTCTTGTGGCGGGCGCCTGCGTAACCTTCCCAGTCTACGTGTCTGCTTTCCACGTCGAGCAGCGAAATCAGGGCACAAAAAAACCCGGACGCTATGCCGGGTTCATTTGTCTGGCCGTCAGTACGACCAATCTACAAAAAAGCATAGCAGAAATGACGTACCATGCAAGCGCTATGCGGCTTGAGCGTTGAAGTTTCTGATCATCTGCACCAGTGCCCCCATCCCTTTGCCTCGGTAATACCGATACTGTCGAACCGTCATGCCCAATTCCTCCGCTATCCTGCGCTCGGTCCAGCGTTTACCCTGGCGGTCATAGGTGCCGGCGGTATGCTCATGGATCAGCAGGCATGTACGGTGTCGCTGCGGCAGTCTCCCGATCAGCTCCCTCGCCTCCGGCAGCAGTGCGTGAGGCCTGCGGATAAACTCCACCTCTCTGATCATCTTGAGATCCGCCTGATCATTCCCTGTTGGCGGGGGCAGCCATCCCCGGAACTCGATCAGCGACTGCAGCGCGCTGGGTTGGTGCCAGCCTGCCGCCATGTCGGCACTCATCACCCAATTCAGATACACCTCGATCAACTTGTCTGCATGGCGTTCAGCGTTGTTCATCTGGCAGCTCCCGATCAATCCATCTACGCAAGCTGTGCACCCACTCCGTTGTTATTGTGTGCGCCTCGTCTGGGCTCTCGTTGATTCTGCGCTCCAGGTTGTCCATCCCGAGTGCAATTGCGCTCCTGAGTGATTGATACTTTCTGCTTTGATCAGCGCCCTGCATTCCACTTTCCCCTCTGCTTGATGATCCGCCTGCGTATCTCATCTTTCATCTGCTGGTTTTGCTTTTGCGCCCAGCTCACCTGCCGCTGCCGTGGCTGCCGGTCTACCCACCGGGCAAGGCAGTCAAGGAAGTGTTCCCGCTGGTCTGGCGTCATGCTGCATTCCTGCCCTGCTGCTCGATCTGCCGCCAGTCACGGCTCGGTGCTTCGCCTTTTTCCAAGCGGCGGCGCTCGGCATTGAACTCGGCCCGCATGGCCTTCAGCTCCTCGCATGTGTACTTGGCTGCTTCATGTAGGCCAGTCACCGCATCCACAAATGCTTGTCCGTATCGATATACCAACGTGGCAGTGAACTTCTGCCTGGTACTGGCCTTGTCGCCTTTGGCAAATCGCTGAACGCCTGAATTGCAGCCGCTGCACTGGCCGTGGCAGTTGCGGGCATCGAAACGTAGCTCCGGGTGTGCACCAACGGTCTGATAGTGCCCTGCTGTCAGCGTGTACTGGCCAGCAGGCTTGCCGCAGCTCACGCATGGCAGGTGCTTATCCATTTCTCGGATCATGGCGTTGAACGCCTTTTGGGTGAGCTCCAACTGGTGAGGCAGACTATCGCCGCGCAGTCGCTTGCGATCCTCTCGGCTCTTCTTGCGCTTGGCTACCTGGCGTTCCTTTGCAACCTTCTCGATGGCATATCCAGTGGCACATTGGGTATCGCAGAAGGCACCAAGAGGAACTTTCAGCATCGATTCACGAGGCTTGCGCTGCTTGCAGTGGCGGCACTTGAGGGTTGATGCGCTCATGCAGCCATCTCCCTTTCCCATTTGCTGTAATCATCAATCCCCATCATGGCCGGGTCGGTCAGTTGAAAGCCCTTGCCGGTGAAGTGGTTCATTCAGCCCTCCATGAATCGCCAGAGGCGATCCTGTGAGCATGGGAAATGCTGATTCCGTATTTCTCAGATAGCACCGGATAAGTCATTCCAGCCTCTCGATCAGCCTTCAGTTCGGCTGCTTGTTCGGCACTCATCTTGGTATATCGCCGGTTCCTGCTCTGCGCCGTCCTGCTGGCCCAGATACAGTTTCCAGGCTTATAGTCATCGTCGTTATTTACCCGCTCGAGAGTCATGCCTTTCGGCTTCTCGCCCATGTCGCGCAAGAAATTGTTGAAGTCCATCCACTCATTGCAGATGGTTATTCCTCGCCCGCCCCAGTTCGGATAGTCTTTGCAATCAGGGTTCAGGCACCTTTTCTTCATCGCCAACCATGACTTGTATGTCGAAGTCCCAGCCATTCCATGCTTGAAGCGGTTGTGATCTTTGCCAGGGCGCTTATTACCTCTAGGCTTTAGCTTTTCGGTGGTGCCGTTCCTTTGCATTCTTGAGTAATGAATGCTGCACAGTTCCTTGCACCGAACCGCCTGACCGCAACCGTCCACTCTGCAAATCTTCATGCTGCCTCCTTGCTCTGCTGTGCTTCCCGGTACTCGGCGTAGATCGCCAGTGCTGGTTCACTCCAGTTCACGCCCATTTCACTGCCCTGCTGGTACAGAAATTCGATGAACTCTGACGCTTCCGCCTTGCGGAACTTGGTCGTAGATGGCCGAACGGTGATGGTGCGATGGCCGTCCATGCTGGTGATCAACTGGCCGGGATGGCTCAATGGCTCACCCATTGCGGCCTTCTCCTGCTCAAACTGATCGACAAGCAGCGCTTTCCACACTTCGGTGTCATATCGGCGCCTGCCGAAAAACGTCACCTGCTGGGCAATATCCCGGATCATGGCGTGGAACTTCTTGTTCATCTCCGCTGACCGGCTCGGGCGCTGGACCGATACAGTTACCGGCCCGCCCTTAATCATTTCGCTGACCAGCTGCCAGACGCGCAGCATGACCGGGCGCTGCTGATCTTCGGTTTTGATGGTGATTTGTTTCATCGGCTCATCCCCAACGAAGCCCGCAGCTGTCTGATGGTTTCACGCGACTTCGCCTTGCTCTGCTCGGTTTGTACCCGCCGCCCATTGCGGTGATGCTCAAGCCGGGTAGCGTCCGCAGCAGGCATGACGAACTCAGCGCCAGCGGCCACCTCTGCCACAACTGTCTGATACTGCTCAGTGAAAGATTTGCTGGTGGCTGTGCCGTTGCGCAGCTCAAACCAGCCTGCTCTGCGGCCAGCTTCGTAAACGCCCGGGTGGCTCCAGTTGTGGGCCAGCACATGGTGCGAGTGCTGGCAGGCTTCCATCCATGCTTGATCGGGCTCTGGCATACCCAGATCACCCGGTTCCAACTGACACCAACTGATGAACTTGCCTACCGATGGGAAGAAGTCGGACTCAGACAAACGTGCTTTCTCGACACCTCGAGCAATCTGCTTGAGGTCAGTTACGCCTGCGGCCATCAAGCCCTTCACCCAAGTAGCCTTTGCCACTCGAAGACTGTCATCATCAGGAAAAGCGGATCGCCAGGCTGGAAAGGCCCCCTGCAGCGCACGGAAAATTTCGTTCACGCTCTTCGCAGCTTCGGCGTTCAGCGCCTTCGGTGCTTCTGGTGCTGCATGCACCCTTCCTGTTTGGTGCTGGTGTGCCAGCTGGTTTGCTACTGCGGTAACGGGTTTCATGGTTACAGCACTCCCAGATCATTTGCCCAATCGAGATCGTCCCAGTCGGGGCCCTTGGCCTTGCCACCGGTGGCCATTGCTTTGGCTGCGGTCGTGGTTACAGCCCAGTCGTTTCGGAAATGCTCGTCAGGGCCGAAAAACACGGCCATAGTCTTGGTGAACTCGGTATTCAGGATGCCCTTGGCTTCACAGAACCGGTTGTAGCGCTTCATGCCCTCTGCCAGCTCACGCCATGTCGCGCCTTGCTTGATGCGAGCGTTACAGGCCTGGAAGGCTTTGCGTTTGGGGTCTGAGCCTTCTCGGCGGGGGCGGTTCTGCCAGATCCACTCAAACTCTTCGGGGTAATCAGGGGGGGATTTCTTGGGCGCTGGTCGTTTGGATGCAGACTCATCGCCGGATGAGGCATAAATATCTATCCCGTTAGGGATAGTATTGTGTTCTTGTGTAGTGGCCCTTTTGCTTGGCCCTTTGCTGGCCCTTTCCTTGGCCCCTGTTTCGCTGCAAGCCCCGTCACTGCTGGCGTTTGCTTGGCCCTTACCTTGGCCCAAAACCGTTGGCCCTTCTTGGCCCTTGTTTGACTGAAAAAAACTGTAATTGCATACAGTAAAAACAGTTCCGGCACGGCTTGATGACTTGGTGATCATCCCCTCGCCTTCAAAGAACTCAAGAATGCCGCGCATCTGTTTTTCAGTGACACCGACACGCTTTGCCAAAGCCTTGCGGCCTGACACAAATTGACCGGCCTGAAGCATGACGGGCTGATTCGCCAACATGGCCTTGCGCGGCTTATGCGAAGCCAACATGAGAATATGCACCCATGCCGAGAAGTATTCAGGACGATCAGAGAATGCACTGTCCTGAAGCGTGCGGAACAACTTGATGTACCCCGCATCTGGGGCGCTCGCTTCTTCCTGCTCCATACGGGGCCTGTTGAATTGGATTATCTGTGCGGTCTGTGCCATGATTTACCTCGTAGGAAATGACCCTCGTTGCGGCCGCCCAGCCATTAGCATCGAGGGTTTTTTCTTTCTGTGCGGAGCGTTCGCCCCGTTCGTAAAGTTGTTGTGATGGCCGGAGCTGATCCCGGCATATGCTCGCCATGTACTGCTTCTACATGGCCCGGTACGTTTGCACTGGTTTGGTCATGAACCGGCAGATACTCACCTTTACTGCCCCAGGGGCGCATCAGCCTGCGCATTCACCACAACTGGTAGTGGCCTCTTAGCCTGCTGCGCATCACAGGCCGTTAAGCTACCGTCGCTGAAGCCACTCCCAGTTGCCCCCTGCTTCCTTAGCCCGCGCAAGGGGATGCGGGCGACTGGGTTAACGGTTTACTTTTTCATGGCGATCACCTCATCAATCCGGTTGAACTCGCTATGCAGTGGCTTTCACCTTCACCCAGAAAGCCCCAGCTAAGGGGCTCAACGGTTCGCCTTTTTGTTACCGGGGCCTGGCGATATCTCGGCAAGTGGCCCCTTAATTCAGCCGTAGTCCATTTGCTCAACCGGATCGGGCGGTCTCCTGATCACCGGGATGGACGCGCCCTGTATGGCTCCACCCAGGCGAGTCTCTGCCGAGATCCAGAGCAAACGGAGGATGAACGCAATCGCCATATCTCTCTCCTTCCGTAGCAACGGAAAGCAGCCCTGTCTTAAACGCCCCAATGCACATGCAGTTGGTTTGTGAGCTGCTTTGCGTTGCCGCCTCTCTGTCGCTACCGGCGAGGCGGATACCGGTCAGTAAAGCCATGTCCCGTTGCCGCCACCGGTGGGACTGACCGGCCATTTCAGGGCACAGGCCCTTGGCATAAAGCTGGATCTCCCGTCAGCTTTTTCGATGCGCACGATCCGAACGCATGGAAAAAGGAGACTGGGGAAGGGAATCCAAAAACCAGTCTCAAGGGCCCCGTGCAAGAGCCAGGATCAGAGTTTGTTAAGCCGCCCCCGGCACGCAGTCAGAACAGACGACATAGCCAAGGTTGTACCGGTCATTCGGCCCATCACACTTGCGGCATACCGGCTCCCCTTTCATGGAAGCGGCCTTCGCCTTGGAGCGCTCTAAATCGGCGGAATGACTGCGCTCAATGCGTTCCTGCGCCAGATCAGCAACATCAGCCATGCAACACCTCCGGCCTCTTGGCTTCTGCCATCAGGCGGGAAAAACGGGTGTCACTGGCACTGTCCGAACTCACAAAACCCAGCGCGACAAATGAATTCTGAGAATCGCTGACCAGCTCGCGTGCCTGTGCCAGTCTTGTTTCTGCAAGGCGTTGTTCAGAGCCGCCCGGCTGGAAGATGGCAACGATCAGCGCGTCATGGATCAGCTGCGAGCAGCGGCGACCGGATATCTCAGCCATCTGTTCAAGACGGCTGTTTTCGGATTCGGTCATGTGAACGCATTTGTTTTCGGTTTTTTTGGGCATGGTTGAAATCCTTAAGCGGCGGCTGGTTGTGATTTTGGTTCGTCTTCTCGCCTGGCGATCAGCTTCCCGCCAGAGTCTTTTTCCAGGACGCATTGAACTGGATAGGAAAAGCCACCGGCAGACTTCATTTGAGAAATACGCCCATCAGTCATCTGGAGTGCTCGGCTGATCGCACGACTACTCCCGTAAAACTTGACTGCGTCTTCAAAGGTCATTGGTTCCTTACTCCTGCTTAACTATGTGAATGAGTTTAGAAACGTTAAACCTTCAAGTCAAGGATATCCAAACACCAAAGGTTTAGAATCTTTAAAATGGAAATTAGCGATCGCATAAAGCAGCGAATGACAGACCTCGACCTAAAAGCGGTCGATATAGTCACGCGCACCGGGCTCAGCAAGGGCACCGTTAGCCAGTGGGTTAACGGCCACACCTCTCCGCGCGGTGAAAATTTGCAAAAGTTGTGCGCAGTGTTGAGATGTGCTCCTGAATGGCTGCAGTTTGGTGTCGGCGGTGGAATTGAGCCGACATCAAATGTCGCGCCGGCCTATTTCAAGGAGCCTCGGAAATTCCCAGTCATCAGCTGGGTGCAGGCCGGAGAATGGTCTGAAGCGATTGATATGTTTCACCCTGGCGATGCAGACCAGTGGGAATCATCAGACTGCAACGTGGGTGAGAATGCCTTTTGGCTGCGCGTAGTCGGTGACAGTATGACTGCGCCATCAGGCCTGAGCATTCCAGAAGGACACATGATCTTGGTTGATCCGGCATCCCCTGCTGACAACGGCAGCCTGGTGATCGCAAAACTGACAGATTCCGATGAGGTCACATTCAAAAAACTGGTGATCGATGCCGGGCAGAAGTACCTCAAGCCACTGAATCCGAACTACCGAACCATTGAGATCAACGGCAACTGCCGTATCGTGGGCGTTGTTAAGGAAGCAAAGATAAAGCTATAACCATGGAGGCGTTGGCAAATGGAGATACTGGCTTTCATTGCCGCCTGCGTAGTCGTTTGGAAATTAATTGACTCTGCAAGCAGCAAAACCGAAAACAAGGACACCGTTCGGCAAACTACAACCATTCGCCAGAGTGGCGGGAAAACAACAACAGAGACCGTCATTCATCAAGAGTTTGTACGGGGCACAGCGCACGGATCGGTAAACTTTCAAAATACACCGGCAGACCCGACAGTAGGCCTTAGTGATGCCGACATAGCGGGCATAAAAACCATCTCGGGAAGCGGAGTGCCTACCCATAAGGCGCTGAATCACGAAGATACTCAGGCACAGCAGCCCTATCACGCCACAGCACGATTGTTTGGCAGAGAGCCATCATTACAGTCGCCCTCGAAGCCCTATGCTGAACCCAATCAGCCACCGGAACGCATAAGTACAACACAGAAGACAATAACCACAAAACGCTGCACCAAGTGCGGGAAGTCTCAGCCTGCCGTAACAGAGTTTTACCGCAGCTCAAAGCAGCCTGATGGTTTTTCTGTATGGTGCAAAACATGCCACGCAAATAGGGATAAAGAAGATCCGAGATACAAGCGTTGCCCAAAGTGCAAGAAACGAAGGCTTCGAACAAACTTCTATAAATCTGACAAGAACCCAGATGGACTGACTAAATGGTGCCGGTATTGTTTAGACAAGCAGCGATAGCATTCTTATTCACCATTACGCTGCATCAGGCTTACGCCGAAACAATGACCGGCAAAGTTGTTAAGGTGTCTGACGGGGATACCATTACTATATTGGTGTCGGGCAATAATCAGCGAAAAGTGCGACTTGCCGAAATTGACGCCCCTGAACGCGGCCAGCCATACGGATCAAGGGCAACTCAAATGCTGGCCGATATGGTAGCCGGGAGATCGGTGCAGGTTCGCTCAAATGGTGTGGATAGGTACGGCAGAACTATTGGCCGGGTGTTTTCATCTGGGCGTGACGTGAATAAGTCAATGGTTGAGATGGGTGGTGCCTGGGTTTATCGCCAGTACATGACAGACCCTGATTTCTTGAAGGTCGAGAAAAAGGCGCGCGCAGATATGGCTGGCTTATGGGCTTTACCTAAGTCTGAGCGAATCCCTCCTTGGGATTGGCGCAAACAAAAGAGGAAGCCTGTTATATCAACGGCTTCCAGTAATCCAAGTACCTGCGGTACGAAATCAACCTGTGGTGAAATGAGCAATTGCGCCGAGGCGCGGTTTTATCTGAAGTCATGCGGCCTCCATCGCCTGGACGGTGATGGCGATGGAACCCCGTGCGAGTCAATTTGTAGATAATTATCTCCCTTCAACGCTAATACTTAACAACCCGCTCCGGCGGGTTTTTTTGTGCCCATTCCTCCTTGTACACCCAGCCACAGTGTTGTTCAAGACATCCTCATCTAGCGATTATGTTTAAATATTTTAAACAAAAGCCTTGACCAATAAGTTTAACGTTCCTAAACTTCAAGCCAGTTCAACGAGAACACTCGCAGCAAAACACTGCACCGCTCTTTAACATCTCAAGATCCCCGCGACCAGATCCCCACGTTTGTGGGCACAGTGCGGGATATAAGTTTCTGGTCCATGCCGGCTCTGTCCCGGCCACGGTTTGCACCGTGCTCCCCGAACGCTCCCTTCCCAGATAGCCCTCAGAACGGGCTGATGTACTGAGTACAGCGCGACGGTTGATAAGCAACCGCCCCTTTCGCTGGCGAGTAAGCGAACGCGACACAAGCAATACCTGAAAAGTTCTCGTAGCGCCTTGGCAACAGGGTGCTACCGGAATCGAACAGGAGAACAGCCATGAGAAATCTATTCAAGCGGCAACGTAGCCGCGCACAGGTCATCGTCTTGCGCGGTGACGGGTGGATTCACCCCGATAGTGACATTGCCAATGAGGTTCGGCGCCTTCGCTGGACGTACCGCCGCATTGCACGCAACCGGCAGCCAACGCTGCAGTTCAACATTCCCATCTACAAGCCGGAGTAACCGCCATGTCCGACTACGGAGCCAATTTGCGCGCCCAGGCCGGTGCGTTGGAAGAGTTGTTGTATTCACACAGCGATGAGATCACGCAGCTGGTGGATGTGTTTCTGGAGTCCGGCATCGTTGCCGGTGGCATCTGGCACAACAAGGATGACGCCTACAACGAGTTCTACGGATCTAAGCCATACAGCAACTGGCTGAAGCGTAGCAAGCAGCCGAATCTGACGGAAGATCAGCGCAAGCAGCTGGTTTCAGAGTACGAGGAGATCATGGAAGCCAGTATTCGGCACTACGTTGAAACGGTGATTGATCCTCTGCTGACCCGGGATATTGAGGAGGACGCGGCATGAGCACCATCACCCTTTACCGCAGCATCGCCTGCGCCGCCCTTCCCGATTGGGTCCATGTTTCCACCGTCCCCTTCAATGATAACGATCTGCGCCGAGGTGAAATTCTCATTGATGAGATCGCGGTGGAGCTGCCGGAAATGACGAAAGAGCAGATTGACGCAGCGATCAAACGAGCCAAGGCGCAGCTTGCATCAAGTGCCGTGAAGCAGATCGATGAACAGGATCGGGAGAATGCAGCATGAATATGCCCGCCAATCCTTTCGACCTACAGGAACAGCCGGCCATTGAGCCGGCTTTTTCTGGTCCAGGCTTCTACACAAACCTGAGCAATGAGGAGTACCACTCAGGCCCAGGTATCAGCAAGAGCGGGCTGGACCACATTGCTCATTGCCCTTCTTCGCTGCCTTGGTCCCGTGAGGCACCGGTAGATGATGAGAAACTGAAAGCAATGGATTTTGGCAGCGCCCTTCACTGCCTGCTGCTTGAACCTCACCTGTTCGATGAGCAGTTTGTCGAAGCGCCGCAATTCAATCTACGCACCAATGACGGCAAAGCCGCATGGGAAGCATTTCAGGCCAAGCATGACGGCAAGATCATCATGACCGCTGACGAAAGCCGCAAGCTGAAAATCATGCAAGGCAGCGTCATGGCACACCCTACCGCTCGCTGGATCTTTGAGCAGGCCGGTGTCAATGAGGCCTCTATCTACTGGACAGATCAACAGACCGGTGAACTGTGCCGGGTACGTCCTGACCGGATACTGACCGACCACCACATCATCGTAGACGTGAAGAAGGTGGACGGTATGGACCGGTTTGAAAAGCACATTGAGGAGTTCAGGTACCACGTTCAGGACGCCATGTACTCGGAAGGGTATCACCGGCATTTCGGTGTGGAGCCCACATTCCTGTTCCTGGCTGTCAGCTCAACAGTCGGTGCCGGCCGGTACGCGGTTGACGTGATCGAGATCGAGCCGGACTGGAAGCGCCGAGGCCATGAACTGTTCCGCCAGAACCTCGAAACCTATCACCAGTGCAAGGTCAACGATGACTGGTTGCACATACGCAAACTGGAGCGCCCAGCATGGGCTGTTCGCCAGGATGAACGGAGATTGTCATGAGTAACGTAGCCACCATCGCACAACAGCCCGTGCAGAAAAGCCCTTTCGCTGTAATGGCTGCCCGTCTGAACATTGACGAGCAGGAAACCCGCTCGCTGATGATGAACACGCTGATGAAGGCCAAGAATAACGGCCAGGTCAGCAACGAAGAACTGGTGACATTCCTCGCCATCGCCAACGAGTACCGGCTGAATCCGCTGACGAAAGAGATTTATGCCTTCAATAATCGCGGCGCCATCCAGCCCATCGTTTCGATTGATGGCTGGCTGAAGATTATCAATGAGCATCCGCAGTTTGATGGCATGGAGTTTGAGGACACGCTGGACGCCAACGGCCAGTTGTCGGCAATCACCTGCCGGATCTATCGCAAGGATCGCCAGCGCCCCACTGAAGTGACCGAGTACCTGAATGAGTGCAAAGGCACCTCTGAACCCTGGATGAAGTGGCCAGCGCGGATGCTGCGCCACAAAGCTACCATTCAGGCCGCACGCTACGCCTTTGGCCTGTCCGGCATCATTGATGAGGATGAGGCTGAACGCTACAAGCAGACCAATCTGCAACCGGAGCGCGAGGTTAATCCTGCCAGCACAAGCATCAACAGCAAGCTGGCACAGCCGCAACCGCAGCCAGAAATGCCTGACTTTGATGAGCCGCAGATTGAAGCAGTCCCGCCGTCCGAGTTGTTAAAGCACCTGCCCGCCTGCACCACGCGCGAAGCCCTGAATGAGTGGAAACAGGATGCAATGGCTTGGCCGGAGGGCACACCTGAATATCAGCAGCTTGTTGACGCCTACAGCGCCCATGTTGCCCAGCTGAAAGCCCAGAACACACAAGGAGAATAACCATGTCAGCCGCCGAAAAACTGGACGTACAGACAACCGATCTGGTTGTGATCAGCTCGACACCAGCAGCCATCGCCTTCAACTACGAAGAAACCAAGGCATGGTTGGAACAGGAGCTGAAGCAATACGATGTTGTTGTGACAGCCGAAACCTTGGCCGGCAGTAAAAAGCTGGCCACCGAGCTGAACAAGCTGGCCTCAGAGATCAGCAAGCGCCGCCGTGAAGCCGTTGCGGAGGTGAGTGCACCGATCAAGCTGTTTGAGGATCAGGCCAAATCACTTGAGCAAATGTGCAAGGACGGCCGCCAGAAGTTGCTGGACCAAGTACAGGTGTTTGAAGATGAAACCCGTGCCAAAGCCAAAGCTGAACTTGAGCGTTGTCGTCTTGAGGCATGGGATCATCACGGAGTGTCCGATGAGTTCCGCAATGCAGTGATTAATGATCTGATCAAAATAAGTGCATTGACCAAAACCGGCAACCTCACTGCAGCCACTGCAAACGAAGTGGGCAACCGCGTACAGGCGGACAAGCAGCTCCAGCAGCAGACGGAAATGCGCTTGCTGCACCTGGAGAACCAGTCGTACAAGGCCGGTCTTGCCGCCCCACTCACCCGGGCACACGTTGAGCCATTCCTGTTCGCACCGGATGACCAATACAACCATCGCCTTGATGCCATGCTGGCCTCTGAACTGGAACGTGAAAAGGTGGCGCAGGAGCGTATGCGCCAGAAGATGGAAGCCCAGGCCAAGGCTGACGCTGAACGCAAAGCACGGGAGGAACAACAGGTCGCAGCAGAGGCTGAGCGGAAGCAACGCGATCAGGTGGCAATCGAGTCTGCCGAAGCAACCATACCGCAGCCCGAACAGCAGCAGCCTGAACCGGAGCAGCCAGCTACGCCATCGCTAGCTACCGCCACCCAAAAATACGCTTACGGGCCACTGCAAGACCCGCGTAGCGCCATCGTGGTTGCATCGACGCTTTACGATGTTGAGCGGGATGCTTTGCTGCTAGATCAGCAGCCGATCGGTATCTGGGTACCCGGCCAGTTGATCGCAATCGTTTACGGCGATGAGGTATTCCGCAAGGTGTAACGCCATGACCGACTACCTCATCTACCTAAATAAAAGGCTGGTCACCACGATCAGCCTTTCTTGTTTTCCCCGCTGCAACGGGACGGCAGTTGCCACCCGGCACGCCCGGCAGCTTTTCCGCAGTAACAACGTCCGCGCCGTTCTTGTGCGGTAACACCACGGAGCAACATGATGAACACTATTCTGTTCTATGACACGGAAACTACCGGCTTGCCTGATTGGAAAGCGCCGTCCGAAAGCGAAACTCAGCCGCACCTGGTTCAGCTGGCCGCCATTCTAGCCAATGCGGATACCCGACAAGTGATATCCGCCTTGGACCTGATCATTCAGCCAAACGGCTGGGAGATACCCGACGAAGTATCCGAGATTCACGGCATCACCACTGATATGGCAAACAAAGTGGGTGTCAACGAAGCAGATGCGCTTGCCGTCTTTATGAAAATGACTGGTGGTAAACGTGTCGCGCACAACAAGACGTTCGATCAGCGCATCATTCGCATTGGCCTGAAGCGTTACGGGTATTCAGATCATTCGATTGATCAGTGGGCCGAGAAGGACAATCACGACTGCACCATGCTGATGGCCAAGCCCATCATGCAGATGGGTCCAAAAGGCCGCTACGGATACAAGTCACCAAAGCTGTCTGAGGCATATCTGCACTTCACTGGAAAAGAGCTGCAGAACGCCCACTCCGCAATGGCCGATGCTCAGGCCTGTATGGAGATCTATTGGGCCATGCAGGACCTGGCACAGCAAGCCGCTTAACCCCTTCCCGCCCTGCACTGCTGGGCATTACCTACCCGATTAAAAACCAACAGGAGAAGCCAATGGCTACCAACCTGCATAATCTGCTGCCCGACCTGGATGGCGGTGTCTTTGAACAGAAAATTTCCACCATGCTGTCTGAAGTTGCACACGGCGTGGTCACTCATGGCCGCCAGGGCAAGGTCACAATTGAATTTGACCTGCAGCAGATCGGTGAAACCCAGCAGGTGAACTGCAAGCACAAGCTGAAGTTCGTCAAACCCACCAAGCGCGGCAAGGCCACCGAGGAGGACGAAACCGTAACGCCGCTTCATGTTGCCAATAACGGCGACCTGTCCCTGTTCCACCCGGATCAAATGGATTTCGGGTTCAAGCACCGCAAAGTAACCGACAACCACCATCAGGAGTAACACCGCATGTCACTGACCGCTGAAGCAATTGATCGTATTGGTAGCCTGGCACTGGCTGCAGATAACCCGCTGGCATCCGCAATTGGTGAGCAGGCCGTTGCGCTGCCGGAAAGTATGCGCATTCAGGATCTGGAAAAGTTCATGCCTGTACGCCGCCGCTTCCGGGGCAGCATGGAAACAGAACAGATCGGTGCGTTTTGTGAGTACACCGAAGCCCAGGGTGAGGCTGAAGTATTCATCGACACTGACGGTATGTGTGCGATTGCCTACTTCGATATGGGCACCCGGGATGAGCCTGGGCATTGCGAACACCGTGCGGCTGTAAGCCTGAAACAGACCGCCGCCTACTGCGCTATGAAAAAGATCAACGGCCAGGTGCTGAACCAGCGTGAGCTGGCTGACTGGCTTGAAGATTGGGGTCGGCATGTTCAGTGCTTCGATTCCGAAGGCGAGGATATGCACATCGTTAAAGCGCTCGCCTCTGTGCGCAAGATGACCATCGAAACAGCCCGCAAACTGGAGTCTGAAGAGAAAAACATGGGCCGCCAGTTGTCCGCAATGGAGCGCATCGAAGTCAGCTCCGAAGGCAAGACGCTGGGCGGTTTCTACTTCACCTGCACCCCGCACAACGGGTTTCAGGAACGCACCTTCCGCCTGCCGCTGAGCGCCCTGACTGGTGGCGATAACATCCGTCTGAAGCTGCGTGTTCAGGAACTGGAGGCGATTCAGGAGGAGATCGCAGAGGAGTTCCGCATAAAGGTAGAGGGACACCTGACCGGTGAAGGTTTCAACGTCTGGATGGGTGCATTCAAGGCCTGATCAACATTGGCGGTACCGACCGGTGCCGCCTTGCTTACCCCGCAAGGACATACCCCATGAAAACTACCGTAATGAAACCGGTCGAGCTGGATATCCGCTCGATCATTCTGGACCTGCCTGTCCGCTACGACGAAGACGATATGCCGATGGATTTTCCGCACCGTGATGGCGACCGCTGGCGTATTGAGGTTCTGATTGACTCAGGCGAAATCCTCAACTGGCCGGAAGGTGTAGAGTATGACCTTTACATGAAGGTCGTAGATGGCGGCACCTATACCCTGAACGATGCGAATGGCGAAGAAGTCGGCGCCATTTATGAGAACTACGTGCCGCATGGTGTTGTTCCTGGTGAATACGGCGATTACGTCGACCTGAAGATCGGCGGTGATGGTGTGATCAAAAACTGGCCGAGCGAACCATCAGTTGAACAGTTCTTCTCTGTGCCTGATGACGATTAATGCCCTGCCCCGCCTGCATTGACGGCATCTGCAGCAGCAGGTGCCTCACTTCAAATCGAACGGAGATCCATACCAATGAACGAACAACAGCAAGAAGCCGAGATCCAAGCCAAGAACCTGAACGCGCCTCGCCTGACGCCTTCTGCAATCGACTCAGTGATAGCCAGTGAACACTACTTCACGGCTGCAGACGGGCGCACAGGTGCGCTCAGTAACGATACCTATGTCGGGCATGAAAAACCGCAGCCTGATGATACTGATCTTCAGCCGCTGCGCCTGCTGACCTTCTGCGTCCTGGTGCTGGAGAACGGCTTTACCGTTACCGGCGAGTCTGCCTGTGCCAGCCCTGAAAACTTCGATGCAGAGATTGGCCGCAAGATCGCCTATGAGAATGCGCGGCAAAAAATCTGGCCGCTTGAGGGCTACCTGCTGAAGCAGGCGCTGCATACCGCCAAGTAACCACCAAGCCCCGCCAGCCGGGGCTTTTCTTTGCAAGGAATACCGATGATCTACTTCAAGAAACTGCATGAGAACGCGCAGTTGCCCACCCGTGGCAGCGAACACGCCGCTGGTCTGGATCTGTTCGCCGTTGAGCGGATGGATATCTGGCCTGGAGCTCAGGTAATGATCCCTACCGGCCTTGCCGTTGCCATTCCTGCTGATCACTACGGCCGCATTGCGCCCCGCTCCGGCCTTGCCGCCAAGTACGGCATACAGGTTCACGCCGGGGTTGTGGATAGTGATTACCGCGGAGAGATGCGCGTTTGCCTGATCAATCACGGTGACAAGATGGTGGAGATCAAGCCGGGTGATCGCATCGCCCAGCTGATCATCGAGAAGTGCCTGATCGTGCCTGCAGTATGGGCCGATGATCTGGACGGAACAGAACGCGGTACTGGGGCGTTCGGCAGTACAGGAATTTAACCATGAACGTGAACGCCGTACTGCATGACGTGAAGGAGACAGACAAATCCTTGAAGGCGATTGCCGCCGAGCACGGCTTAAAGAGCGGCCTTCACGTCACCAACCTGTGCCTTGAGCACGGCATACCAAAGGCAGAAATGAAAGCACGCGCCGACCGGATGCGCCGGCTGAATGCCAGCAGGCCAAGGCCAAATGGACGCGGACCCAAGAAGCAACGTGATCAGTTTCACAGGCCAGAGCCAACAGAGTTCATCCGAGAGTCCATGACTGGTGACGGTTTCTCACTCTACTGGCTCGGGAGGGAATGGGCGTGATCATACCGGATAACGGACGCTACAGAGCGAACAAGTACAAGCAGGCGGAATACCCGCTACCGCCTGAAGTGATTGACGATATTGAAAACTCGCTGCTGACCTTTCGTGAAATCTGCCTCAAGCACGGGTACGGCCAGAAGTCCCTCGCCAGCGTGCTGCGTGATCACTACGAATACGATCTGCCGAAGCGCGCAGCTGACATTGCAAAGCGCAGACGCGAGAAAGGCCACAAAGAGCGGCGCGAAGCAATCAAGGCCGCCAATCGTGATGCCGTATTGCATGCGCTGGACCACACCACCCTGTCCACTGCAGAGATCGCCAAAGAGCTGAAGATTCCACTGAAAGCCCTGTACGACATTCTCGGTGACCTGAATTACGACACCGAGGCGCGAGGTCAGCGGATCAGGATTCAGCGCGCAGGTATGGAACGAAAGCCCGACCCGATGGATGCACCCATGTGTTCAATCAGCCGGGAGTGGCTCGGTAAACCTTGGAGAACAGCACAATGACGCCTGAGCAAGTAAAGAAAGCCGCTCGCCTTATAGAAGAGCTTGAGTTCCTGGAGCAGGTAACCGTGAACATAGGGCGTGAGGACTTGATGGCAATCGTCCTGAGCTTTCGCAGCAACAAGGATATGCCGATCACAGAGCCCGTAATGAAGATCATCCGAAGCGGTATCGAGCAGGCATTATCCGAAGAGATAGCAAAATGCCGGCAACAGCTCGCCAAGCATTACAACGTGAGGACAGCGGCATGAACGCAATTAACACCCACTTCACCACTCAATACGGCTTGGCACTGAACGAGTATGACGACCATATCAATGTCGACCTTTTCGCCGGTGGCGGCGGTGCCAGTACAGGTCTTGAAATGGGGCTTGAGCGTCCGGTACATATCGCCATCAACCACAACCCGGCAGCAATCAGCATGCACGAGGCAAACCACCCGGGTTGCCTACACCTGCAGACTGACGTATGGGATGTAGACCCTGTTGAGGTTCTCGCCGGTCGGCGTATTGGCTGGTTCCACGCCAGCCCAGATTGCACCCACCACAGCCAGGCTGCAGGCGGTCAGCCGCGCAAGGCGGAGATCCGCAACCTCTCATGGGTGGTAACCAAGTGGGCAGGCAAAACAAAACCGCTAATCCTCAGCTTGGAGAACGTGAAGCAGATCCGCCAATGGGGACCGCTGATTGCCAAGCGCTGCAAAAAGACCGGCCGCGTCATGAAACTGGATGGCACTGTTGCTGAGCGTGGCGAGCGGGTTCCGCGTAACGAGCAGTTTCTGGTACCCGACCCAAAGCGCCGCGGCAAAACATGGCGCCGTTTTTTGCAGGCTCTGCAGGGGCTTGGCTATGAAGTCGAACACCAGTTGCTGAAAGCCTGCGACTTCGGTGCACCGACCAGCCGTGAACGCCTGTTCCTGATTGCCCGATGCGATGGTGAACCTATTGTGTGGCCGAAGCCGACTCATGCAGCGAAACCAGCCAAGGGCCAAAAGCCATACCGTACTGCCGCCGAATGCATTGATTGGAGCGTTCCAGGTAAAAGCATCTTCAACCGCCCTCGCCCACTGGCTGACGCAACCATGCGCCGTATTGCAAAGGGCGTGAAGCGTGAAGTGCTGGATCGGGCCGAGCCGTTTATTGTGCCGATCGCTAACTGGAGCTCAGAAACAGTGCAGCCAATCGATCAGCCTCTGAATACGATCACCGCCTGGCCGCGCGGGGGATCATTTGCAATAGCCAGCCCCGTCATGGTCAATGCTGCGCATGGCGAAGGCAAGCCGGGTGGCGTGAAGCGCTGGGGCAAAGGATCGCGACCAGCTACTGAGCCGCTACCAACGGTAACAGCCAGCGGAAGTGGCGGCCATGCTGTCGCAACAGCCTTCATGGTCCAAGCCAACGGCGGGTTCAACACCACGCACAGCAAGCCGCTGGATGCGCCGACCACCACAATCACGAACACTGGCAGTCAGCAGCAGCTGGTAACCGCCAACCTGATGCATCTGCGCGGCAACTGCGATGCGCGATCAGTTGATGCTCCGCTGCACACGATCAGCGCCGGTGGTCAGCATCATGGCCTGGTCACTGCATTCCTCAGCCGCCAGTTCGGCGCAAGCGTTGGTCAGCCTGCAGATGCACCCGCCCCAACCATTACGGCCGGTGGCATGGGTAAAACCTCACTTGTTGAGCTGCAGCTGTCACCCGAAATTGAAGAAGGAGCCCTGCGCTGCGCAGCGTTCCTGATCAACTACTACGGCAACGGCGATGCACGCACGCTGGGTGCTCCGGCAGACACGCTGACCACTCGTGACCGACTGGCACTGGTCACCGTCTGGATCAGTGGTGATCCATACGTGATCGTTGATATCCACCTGCGCATGTTGCAGCCGCATGAGCTGTATGCCGCTCAGGGCTTTCCGGACAACTACATCATCGACCGTGGCCACGATGGCCGGAAGCTCACCAAGAGCGAACAGGTCCACATGTGCGGCAACTCAGTGAGCCCGCCGCCAATGGCTGCAATTGCCCGGGTAAATAATCCATATCGAATAGAGCAGCGCCAGCCAGTAGCTGCTTGAGGAGAGCGAAATGAAAACCGATAACCGTGAAGCCGTCATGCTGCTGGCCCTTGATGCGCTGGTGTTTGCCGACCAGGTCAGCCCCGATTGGCCAGAGGAAAAGCAACTGCGCCACCTGCGTGAACAGATAGCGCTGGCCCGAAAGCACCTGGAGTCTGATCCAGCTGAGGCGATGAAGCAGGTGCAGACTGAGTTGGGGCGCCTGACGGATACCAACAAACAATTCGGAAAGATCATTCACAACCAGGTTGTCGCAAATCAAGCGGCATGGATCGAGTGGCAACGCGGCAAAGGCGCTGAGGCTGCAATGGCATGGGTGCATAACGGTTTGTGGGGCCCCGGCCAAATTCCCGACGAGAGCGAACCTTGGGCCAACGATCCGCAAGCCTATTACGACGCCAACAACGCAGACCCATTCCCTGCCTGCCACTGCGGTCGCCCATCGAATCAACTCTGGATGGGGCATGGTGCGTGCTGCCATGAGCACATGAAAGAAATCCAGCAGAAGGAGCAAGCCAAGGAGGTGCAGTCGTGACCACCGTCATCATCAAGACCTCTGAGCTTGAAGGCAAGGCGCTCGACTGGGCAACAGGCCTTGCCGCCGGCTTCAAAATGTCCTGGAACAAAATAACAGGCCAACCTACTGCCGAAAAGAACATGCAGTTATGGACTCACTGGGAGCCGTCAATTTCATGGAACCAGTGCGGACCGCTGATTGATGAATACGAAATATCAATCATCGTCTGCGATGACAGGATCTGCAGGTACTGGGCACGAGGTTACAGCTGGGACCCAGGGGCGTTTGGCGATACACCCAAGATAGCGGCCTGTCGCGCCATCGTAGCCGCAAAACTGGGCGCCGAAGTGGAAGTGCCGGTGGTTATTGTTGAAGGGGTTAAGCCGTGAGCCTACTCAGCAAGATTACGGGCCGACAGCACCACTACTTCGTTAGGTTTCGGTATTACCCGGAGCAGGGCAACGGGAGCCTTTACGCAGACCGTCGGCTTGTTATCTGGACCCCTGATCAGGTCGAGATCACAAATCAGCGAGGCCTCAAGAAAGCATGTTGGAGCATCGATAACATCCCGCGCCACTTGCGAAAAAACGGCACTCTGCTGATTGAACAGATTGATTATCTCGGCTGGTTCAAGCCGAAGAAGGTGAGCAAATGAAAGCATGGTTGAAACAGCAGGCAGTGGAATGGATTGAGGCATTCTGGAAAGCCTTCTGCATTGCAGTAACCATCGGCGCTGCCGGTTTCATGCTGGCCTATGGTGCAACCAAAGGGTATCAAGCAGCAGTCGAGAACGTTTCTGTCGTCGATGAGAACGGGTGCGAGCTGGCTTTCTACGTACCGCTGACTGGCATCACATATGGAGAAGGCTGTGATGAAACGGAGTAACGCAGAGATCGACAAAATCGCCCTGTTCATCGAAACCGCCGGCCAAGCCTACGCCGTCACCCTGCCGCATGATCGATTGATGATACTGGTTCAGATGGCATCAGGCCTGTCCGATTCCGGGGCCCTGCCGGTGCAGAAGCTGCCGGAAGGGTTTGAGTTTACGACGATTGGGGAGGTGCAGAGTGAGCATTCAAAAACTGGTAGCTGATCACGCCTACTGGGCTGATGAGATTCGGCGGTTGAAGAAAGCCGGTGAGGATGAGGCGGCTCAATGCGTACACCTGAAGGCCGGCACCGCGCCCGAAGAGATCCCCATGACCTTTGGCACCAACTGCATCCAACGCGCATGGGATGAGCTTCAGAAGGAGCGGACAGCGGACCCGCTTGAGCGCTGGGAGTACGATGAGATCTTCGAAGACATGGAGCCTGAGCCCTGCGAACACTGCCGCAAGGTGCGCGAACTGAGGCGCGAACGCATGAGGGCAAGCAAGCGCCTGGGCGCAGTGAGAGCAGCGATTACACGGGTGGGTAGACGATTGAAGCAAGAGGAAGCAGTCGTATGAAAACCAGAACAGTTTATGTGGCTTATACGAACACTGATAGAACCGAGGGGCGCGGTCAAAATATCCCGTATGCCATTTGTGAAGCTGAAGCTACAGCAAGACGGCTTGCCAAAGGCTGTTATGTGCAAGGGAGCGATGGCCCTGTAAAGCCGGTCGACCTGATCATGGTTGATGGTAAATGGTACGCGCCTACCAGCCTGATACAGATCAACGGACTCAGCAAAGAGGATCGTGAGGAGCAAAGGCGACTGGAAGTGGAGCGCAGCGCAAAGGTAAGAGCAGAGAAGGCTATTCAAAAAGCGAAGGCTGCCGGTCTTACCGATGAAGATATTGATGCGCTTAAAGGATTGATAGCCCAATGAAAAAATCCAAGCTCGCCCTGGCCGTCGCCGGGGCCATGACGGCACCGATGTTCGCCCAAGCCGATGCGGTGCTCTACGGTCCCGGGCTGATCACTATTGATGACCCGGACATGCGCAACATAGAACGCCAGCTGCACTGGGAACAGATTGAATCAATCACTCAGACACATGAGCCGCAGCCAGTGCCCTCAACCTACTGGGACTGGCGAGCGGTAAGCAGACAGATTAATCGGAGGCGCAAGTGAGTACGGATTACCTTCACCGTCAGCTTATCAAGCTTGGCGACATGATGGGTGACGGGCTTCACCATGAGCCGGACGGTAAGTGGATCGAGAAGGAGTATCGCCGCACAGCTCAGGCACTCGGTCTGATTAAGAAGCTGGACCGATCACAGCGAATCGCTGCCATCAACGAACGCATGGCCCAGCGAGTTGAAGAAGTGAAATGCAGTAAGTGCCAGGGCGAGCTAAAGCAAACTCGTTCCGGTGCAAAGCGCGCCAAATGCACGGGTTGCGGCAACCTGTGGCAGCTTCTGAAGTGACCAAACTACTCGCCTTTCTGGCAGCAACAATTTTGGCCGCAGCCTGATGATGATCAGGGCGGCAGTGGAAGATGAGGACAAAAAGTGATGAATACTGCAACAGCAAAAAAACTGGACGATGACGTACTGCTGACAACCAAAGAAGCGGCCGCAATGCTGCAAATGTCGGTAAGCACACTGCAATCATGGCGCCTTTCCGGAAAGCACGGCGACAGCCTTCCCTATATCAAGGTTGGTCGAAGTGTGCGATACCGGAAATCTGCGCTTGATAACTTCCTTGAAGTATCTGCTCGCACGCACACCTGACCCTCTCCGCGTTAATCCCCCTTCAACCGTGCCAGCAGCGCGGCTTTCTCTTCTACACTCAGCTTATCCAATAACGCGCCAATGGGATCTGCTTGCTCAGCAGGTTCAGGCGTACCGGCCGCCGCTCGATTGATTGCAGCGACAGCGGCCTGGATACCCGCTCGAGTGCTTTCCGCATTGATATGGGCGTAAGTGCTTGCTGTAAGGTTGATATCCTGATGCGCAAGCGTCTGTGATATCTGCTGCAGGCCTACGCCCTCCGCCGCCTGCCAACTCGCAAGGGTTCGGCGCAGGTCATGAATGGTTAGCCGCTCCTGACCCTCCTCGTTATGATCCAGCCCCGCACGCTTTACAATCCTGCTCCAGTAGTAATAGTTATTCAGAGGCACGTGAGGCCCGTTTTTCCACGGAAAAACATACCTCCCTTCTACCTCTCGCCGGCGCCGCTGCAGAATTTCAACCACTTGTGGTATCAGTGGAACGGTATGTGCCTTTTTGCCTTTCATTTTTCGCCCTGGGATCGTCCAGGTGCAGCGCTGTAAATTCAGCTCAACCCACTCCATGGTATAAACCACACCCTTTCGCTGGCCGGTATAAAGAATCACACGCACCAAGTCCTGATACAGCTGCTGCTCTTCCTCAATGGCAGCAAACAGCCTTGCGGATTCACCTGGCTGCAAGAATCGATCGCGCTTTCTGATCTGTCTCAGCTTGACGCTGGATGTGGGGTTTTGAAACTTGATGCGGTGCTTCTTGCTCGCGTGCTTGTAGGCACTACTGATCACCACGCGTATGTGGTTGTGAAGTGTAGCGGCAGGTCGCTTTTCCTTTATGAACTCCTGCAGTATCTCATCGGTGATTTCTATCAACGACAGTTTGCCGATACTCTTCTGCAGGTGGTTTTCATAAATGTCGGTATAGGTTTCAAGGGTTCGCGGCCTACGCTCGCCATCTTCAACCATCTGCTGAAAATCAGCCAGCCAGTCGCTTATAGCCTGATTGAGCGTCAGTGCGTCCTGCTGCTTCTTCTTTGCTTCTTCTTTCTGGGCGGCTTCAGGATCTATACCTGCGTTAAAGCTCGCGGCCATCTCAGTGGCCTTCGCTCTCGCCTGATCAATCGTCCATTGCGGGAAAGGCCCGATTTTTCGCTCCACGACACCGCGGTGCTTGTGTCGAGCACGATAGTAGAAGGTCTTTGATCCGGTGGGAGTAACCCGAATAGAAAGAGACGGATTGTTGATATCGGTATATCGGGTACGCACCTCAACCGACAGCCCTTCAATCCATCCTTTGGTGAACTTGTGCCGCAT